ACGGAGCTAAAGTTACAGATTTACCATTACTAATGGCGCATGAAAGTCCGGAGTGGAGTACCTGCAAGCATAGATATATTTACACTCATCATATTCATCACAAGATGAGTAAAGATTATATGAGTGTTTGCGTAGAGAGTTTAAGAAGCCCAAGCGGTGCGGATGGGTGGCATCATAGAAAAGGTTATCAGCATGCACCTAAAGCTATAGAAGCTTTTATACACCATAAAGAACATGGTCAAGTAGCTAAACTAATCCACTTATTTTAACATGATAAAGATGACATTTACAACAGATTGCAAAGATGAAGCTAAGGTACTTTTACACGCAGTAGAAAAGGCAATAGCTGTATCTGAACTAAAACAAAAACTAAGATATGGTTTAAAAGAACTTGACTTTGGAGAAAACCATAACTACATTGAGCAGTTGTATTCTTTGATTTGCGAGATTGATAGTATAGGAGAATAACAACAGTACCACGATGCTTCCCGTAAGAACAGCACACTTCCTGTGGTCTTTTTCTCACGTAAACGAATAGCCCAAGGCATAAGTTAAGGTGAATTACCAAACCTCTCTGTGGTAGACGTACTGCATGATGTTTGGGACATAGTCAGGTGGCGGAATGGTAGACGCTAACATCTCTTAAGGTATTAGGGTATAAACGAAAAGAGAGAACGACCCTTACCATGCAGGTTCGATTCCTGTCCTGACTACTAATTAGAAACAAATATGAGCAGAAAAGAATACCTTATTTCTCAGGAGCGAGAAACCGCATTAACTCTAGAACTAGCAGAAAGACTACTTAGAGCAAACTTTAATGCAAGTAATACAGTAATAGTAACTGTATCAATGGACTATTCATCTAATGTAGGTCAGCTGTTACGACACGCACTAACAAAAGATGGAGAAGTTTGTGATGGATTTGGTATAGACGTGCCTTATCCTGATGAAACCTGGGATGGAAGATATGCATACGAGCTATCGTCTTTATTAAGCATGTATCACTACAAGCTGAACAACAAGAAGATACTTTTAGTTGAGGCTGGTGTTATTCGAGGTTCAAACTATAAGTTTGTAATAGAATGCCTTAAAACAAAGTTAAACCTACCGAATGTAATATATACGCTTGCTTTGTTTGAGAACGAGCACTCAGCGTTTAAGTCTGGCTTTGTTGGGGAGTTCTATGACAACGAAACGGAAGACTTAACCTTTTGGTGGGAGAAAGAAAACAATCACTGGACAAATGGATAAGATGAAACAAACAGCAGTAGAGTGGTTAGAACATGAGTTAATTGCATTACAAAATTATGGGGTGAATGAACTTGGTTTAATTGAAAAAGCCAAAGCAATGGAGAAAAAGCAGATAATGGATTCACATAATCAAGGATATGCTGATGGCTATAGAGATAATGGTAATAGTCCAATAGAATACTACAACGAAACCTTTAAAAATAAATAAGATGACAGCAAAAGACAAAGCAGAGCAATTAGTTGATAAAATGTATATGCCTGAAAACATATATCAAGGGCATGAACTTGCCAAACAATGCGCAATTATAGCAGTAGATGAGATAATAAAAGCTAAAACTAAAATATTAGATAAAGGCGATGGATGGCAATTAGTTGAATCTAATATTTATTGGCAAGAAGTCAAACAAGAAATAGAAAACTTATGAAACTAACATTAGATAACATCAAAAATATACTTGAAAAAGAGTATGGTTGGTTTCATCTGGATTCAGAAACTTATCAATGGCTTATTGATGAGTTGATTAAAGACACCCTAAAGATTATTGATGATAAATTAAAGTACCATAAAAACATATCAATAAGATGAAACAGAAAACACTAAAAAAGCTACAGGAGCTATACCCTGAACAAGTCTTCAGAGAAGGAGACTTCACAATTAGATGGAACGTAAATAGTCTATGCTTAGACGACTTAGACAAACTTTCTATGATAGAAGGAATGTACACAGACTTACTAGTAAAAAGAAGTGGGACTGGTATAGTAGTAATCTTAAACTTTGAAGAGTAGTTATTTAAACCTACTCATGTATTTAAGTTGAGCACCTACGCCACTTAACTCTTGAGCTAAGTTCTCTATGTCACAGTATTCTTTAACTTCAGCAAAGTCTTCTAGTCTTTCGGCTATGCCCATAATGCTAATAGCTAAGCTACGTGGTTCCATAGGAGATACTGTCCCTATGCTAAGATTAGCAGGATCTACTTCTGAGTAGCCTATTAACTTTTCAGTGATAGTATCTACTAAATCCTCAATAGCATCATAAGTTTTACCAAAGGCTTCATGCGCAGCAAAAGACTTAGTTACGTAGTGAGATAACTTAGATGTAAGAAGTACTTTATGCAATTCTGTATACACTGTTTGTGGTGTATAATCGGTTGAGATTTTTAAACGAGTCTTTTCCATCCCACAAAGATAATAACTTTACACGATATTGTCTTCGGACATGTGTAAAAGTAAGAGAAGGTTAGGGGTTTCCTTCTCTTCGACGTTTAGTAGTACAATGTAGTACGTCTAGTGTGATGCTAGAAAATAGGGGTTCGAGTCCTCTCTTAACGGCTATGGAAAAACAAGCAGTACAAGCCATCATAGAAAAGGCTTTTAAAAAGAAAGCGTTCATAACTCTGTTTACATCTGAAGGGCAAATCAGATTTAATACAGACAAAGAAGCTACAACAAACTATGAAGATACCTACTTAGAAGTGGTATTAGATGATCAAACTATTCCTGTAGATGATAAGGGAATGACAGAAGTAGTTGATGTGTTTACTCATATAGAGTACACTAACATTCAATCTATCACTTACTACGTACCTAGGCTTATTCAACCTGTTCCGAAAGGAAAAATAGTTGGGTTAGCTTAATTAGTTGTACGTAATGCAATAACGCAGTAAAGCGTAGCACTCTCTATAATTCCTGTGACAAGGTTGAGAAATCCAAGTAAAGTCTTGGCGTAATTCATCACACAACTACCTAGCCTATGGCTGAGATTATTCTTGGTCATAGGCTTTTTTTCACTTATTAAAGTTTTATCTTGACTATAAAAGATACTATTATGAACACAACTCCTTTAATAACAAGGACAGAACGTAAGTCAATGATAATTAGACCATCAGGTAGAAGCAGTGACTTTATTACTCCTTCATTTGACTTTGGCTGTTTAGCTCAATGCACGTACTGTTACCTTAAACGATACAAAGAGTCTGGAGTAGATATTGCTACTAATGAACACGGTATTGTGAACTCTGTAATAAGACATCATAAAAAGCTACCATCTAAAGTTGCTAATCAAACTCATCCTACCAAATGGACTTATGATGTTGGTTGTAACCATGATGTAGCTCTTCAGTGGAAGTATCACGATTATCCTAAGATATTTAGTAAGCTGATTAGTTACGACATCTTCCCGACATTTGCAACAAAGTACGTAAACAATAAACTACTTGAGTACAACCCTAAACAACAAGCTAGGATTAGGTTTAGCTTAATGCCACAGGTAATCAGTAGCGTAGTTGAGCCTAATACTTCACTTATTACAGATAGGATTAAAGCTATTAATGAGTTTACTAAAGCAGGATGGGATGTCCACATTAACTTTAGTCCTATTATCATCCATAAGAATTGGTTGACAAACTATACTGCTTTATTTACAGAGATAAACGATATTGTAGAAGATAAAGATAAAGTCTTAGCAGAGTGTATTTTTCTTACGCATAATGTTAAGAAGCATGAGGCTAATCTTAAAGTCAATGCAGAAGCAGAGTCTTTACTATGGGTACCAAATTTTCAAGAATCTAAAACAAGTCAGTATGGAGGAGAGAATATTCGGTACGAAGTAGGATTTAAGCAAAAAGCAATCTACAGTTTTACTAATCTTCACGACTCTATAATCCCATGGAACAAAATACGCTATATTTTTTAACCCCTAAACAACCAACTAATGACAGGAATAGTATTAGACGTTAAGTACCGTCCAGAAGCATCAAGCTATGAAAAGCTAGATCTTTTATCAGGGTTTCACAAAACTCTTGAAAGCTTAGCTATTAAACCACGTGCAGAAGATATGTCTTATAACGACTTACTTTATGTACTAAATAGAAATGATGTCTTTTACATGGACTTACCAAACTATAGTAACCAACTCTTACAAAGAGTAATGGAGATACTAAGCACAAAGTTTAAAAAAATTATTTACACACCTGAGTTGGATTTGCTAATCGACAGCTGGGAAACTTTCTCTAATGATGAGATTAGATCTTCTTGCTTTCGTATGCATCTTCACTTAGTACAAAACAGAAACACATTTAAAGATGTTAGTTATCTTTCAAAACGTAGCCACGTATGATACATACTGTTGGAACGGACATTACCCTGTAGGAGTTACTCCTTACACACAAGCCTGGAATACTCCAGCAGAAGTCACTGACCAAGAAGTCAGACTCTTTCAAGCTTTAGAGACAAGTAAAGCTAGAACTTTTGAACTCAAAGAAAGAGGCAAGTTCTCTATTATTTCACGTGTAAAACTACCAGAAGATGATAGGGATTAACGGAAAAATCTCGTCGGGAAAAGATACTGTTGGTAGTATTATAAAGTACTGGCTTAACTACAGAAGTAATCACAAAGCAGGGTCATACAGTTCCTATCTACTTATGGACCATTGGTACAATCCAGGAGACTGGGAGATCAAGAAGTTTGCAGGAAAGCTTAAGCAAATAGCTACTCTTCTTACAGGAGTTCCTATAAAGAAATGGGAAGACCAAAGTTTTAAGAAGCAAGAAATGCCTAGAGTCTGGGAAGTTACTAAGCAAGTCATGGAAGCTGATGAGAATAACCAAGATGGTTACAGCACAGACTTGATGAATTACAGAGAGTTCTTACAGAAGCTAGGTACAGAAGCAATGCGTAATGGGTTACATGAGAACACGTGGGTAAATGCTTTGTTTGCAGATTATGAAAGTCATTTAAACTGGATTATTACAGACATGCGTTTTCCTAACGAGTATGATGCTGTTATAGGAAAACAGGGCATCTGCATAAGAGTAGAAAAGCCATGTCAGTACTGTAATGGATTAGGTTATCACAAGATAAGTTGTGTTAAACTTTATCAGACTCAGCATGCATCAGAGACAGCCTTAGACAATCATGTATTTGATTACGTGATAAACAACACAGGCACGATAGACGACTTAGTAAAAGAAGTCAAAAAGATGCTTTTACATTTTAACTTACTTAAAGCTTAGACAGCTATATCCTCTACAAATAATTATGTCAGCTTATCAGCATTGCATAACTATTAACGCCTCAATTCCTTCAGCTACGTTTACTAACCCTTACGTAGTTGATGGATTATCCCCAACACTTACTATTGTACTCGACCACAAGTATTACTCCAGAAGTTTAATACGAGAGTACATTAGTAAGTTTGAAGGATTACGCGTAGAAGTTGCACATGAGCCTTTTATAGAAGTGAACAGTCCTGTTGTCTTAGAACAAATAGATGCACAAAGACTTGTTATAGAAGGAGAACCGTACATAGATGATTTTGGTTTCTATGTCTACGTAAAATGTGAACTTAGTAACGAACCAAAATTTATAGACTACAGATACGATGATTAAAGTAATAACAAACCAAAGTGTACCGTTTGAGTACATGACTGAACCAGAGTTTAAAGCTTGGCTAGAAGAAGCTAAGAGAGAGTCCATAGACTTAGAAGTGGATATAGAAACTAACGTAGATAATCAATGGTGTAGAAGAAAGATAGCTACTATACAGTTTGGCTACTTTGACACACAAGTAGTAATCGACATGGCAGCTATGACTGATAGTTTATGGACTACGATTAAGTCTATACTAGAAGACAAGACAGTTAGGAAGCTTGCACACAATGCTAAGTTTGAGTACATTACGTTTAGATTTCACGATGTTATCATCAGAAACCTGTACTGTACAATGATAGCAGAGCAAGTTTGTAATGGCGGAGAAGCTAATGGCAACTATTCTTTACAAGACTTAACCTTAGCTAGACTAGGAATTACAGTTAGTAAAGAAATGCAAAAAGCATTCTTTCCTGGTTGTGTCTTAACTAAAGAGCATATTGAGTACGCAGCAGAAGATGTCACTAATCTTACACCTATTAAAGAGTCGCAAGACAAGATAATAGAACAGTGGAAACTAGAGTCTGTAGTAGATGTAGAAATGAGAAGTTTACTTGGTCTAGCAGACATGACTTTTTACGGTATGAAGTTAAACACAGATAAGTGGACTACTAATATTAACTCAGCTCTTCCTATTATAGCAGAAGCTAAAGTACAGTTAGATGCGCAAGTCCACAAGGATATACTTCTACGTACACAAGCTATGCAGTTAGGCTATCTTAGTAAAGAAGATAAACTTCTATGGAATTGGAATAGTAGTACACAAGCAAAAGAGTTACTACAAAAACTAATGCCAGACTTAGCAGGTAGTACTAAGTTAATACTAAAGAAGTATATGTCTGATAATCCTGCTAGTCCTTACTTGATACCGCTAATCCATTACGAGAAAGGTAATAAAGAACCAATCTCTAGTATCTTAGTTAAAGAACATAGAGACTGGCTAATAGAAAAAGGATACTTATTACCTGCAGGTCAATTAGACCTTAACTGGAATAGTACTACTCAAGTTTTACCTTTACTACAAGCAGTGGCGCCAAGACTAAAGTCTTTAGCACAAGAGTCTGTAGCTAATCAGCATCATCCTATCTTTAAGTATCACAAAGAGTATGTAGACACATTGAAGTTAACTACTACGTATGGTCAGTCTTTCATAGACAAACACGTAGAAGATGATGGAATGGTAAGAAGTGAGTACAATCAAGTGGTAAGTACTGGCCGTACAAGTAGTAGAAATCCTAATATGCAAAATATTCCTGCAAAGGAGTCTGTAGGTACTCTTTACAGAAATGCTTTTGAGTATCTTCCTGGATGGGAGTTTGTAGATTCAGACTACAGTCAACAAGAACTTTGCATCATAGCTCATATAGCTAAAGATGATGTGTGGTTTAAAGCTATTAAAGAGAACTTAGATTTACATTCTGTAGTTGCTGCTAAAGTGTTTAAGTCACAATGGGTAGCTGTTACGGAAGAAGGATGTGAGTTTGTAAAGAGTCAACAGAAGTGTAAGTGTAAAGGTCATAAGAAGTTTAGAACCTTTACTAAGACAGTTAACTTCGGACTTGCCTACGGAATGTCTAAATATAAACTATCAGCTACATTAGAAATATCTGTACAAGAAGCGCAGAAGATAATAGATGACTACTTTATAGCATTCCCTCAGATCAAAGTAGCTTTACAACGCTTTGGTGTATTCGGTGTTAGAAATGGTTACATTAGAACTATGCAACCTTACAGTAGAGTAAGATGGTTTTCTGAACATCACTACTACGTAAAAGACATTGAAGACCATTTGTCTGAACGTAAGTATAGCAAAGTCTTAGGTGAGATAGAGAGAGCTTCTATGAATATGCCGATTCAAGGTACTGCAGGTAATATGTTAAAGTTAGCAGTGGCAAAAGTTTACGAGTATATTCAAGACAACAACTTACAAGACAGTATAAGACTAGTAGCTAATGTCCATGACCAGTTAACCGTAGTATGTAATCCTACTTTAATAGACACAGAGTTTGTGATGAAAGAGTTAGACAGACTAATGGTTGAAGCTGGTCTTGAGATAGTATCTTCTGGATTAGTAAAGGCTGACACCCAACGATCAAGTAATTGGACAAAATAACAACAGGCATTGAGGCGCCTAAATAAACCTCCTTTACAAGTATGTACGATGATAAACAACCAAAGCAGAAACTATTCAAAGAAGAAGAGTTTTCTGCTGCTTCCTACACAGGAAAAGAAGATGCATTACACGAAGTAATGCAAGCATTATTTGTGGGCAGAGCACATGCCTCACAACTTTATGCTCTAGGTAACAGTAAAATGGTTACCGATGAAGCTAAACTGATGCTTACTGCTTTATACAAGGGTATCTTAGAACAGGAAAAGGCAATACTTGCCATTATTCCTAAAGGGAAACTAGCACAGATTACTAGAGTTTTAGAGTCTGATGAATACCTTAATGCTAGCAGTGTTATAAACTTAATGTGCAGTCATACAAGTAAAGTTGCTGATTTCTCAGAAGCTATAGTGGATACTTTTGAAACCCTATACAGAGGACAGCGATTTAAGCCTGTAGACGTAAACAAGTACAGAGTACTCTTTAAATTTCTACGCGAAGAGATACTAGCAGACACAACAGACGGAGGAATACCTTTAGTCAGCGTAGTAAACAACTCAATTAACTTCACACTTCAAACCCCTGAGAGAGGGACCACAACTAAAAATGAGAACAAAACAGCTATTCGGACCGCCCCAAGAGAGTATAGACCATCTACAAAACCTTACAGAAAGCCAACGTCCAGTAGCAGAGTCCCTACTGGAATACCTCACAGATAACTACGAAAATTATGATTACGTAGTACTATCAGGTTTTGCAGGAACAGGAAAGTCTTATACACTTAATTCAGTAATAGCTCAGTTAGATAGGAAGCTAGCATGTTCAGCTCCTACGCATAAAGCTGTAAAAGTTTTAGCTAGAAATGACAAGGATCAAGTAGCAGACTATGGAACTATTCATAGTTTCTTAGGTTTAAAGCAAGTAATCAACAACGTAACAGGCGAAGTGACTTATGCTCCAGAAGGTAACAAACCTCCTAAGCTAAACAACTACTCTTTGTTATTAGTAGATGAAGCTTCTATGCTTGATACTAAGTTGTTTAAATTACTAATGGACTACAAACTTACGAGACCACGTTTACGCTTAATCTTTAGTGGAGACAGTTTACAAATTCCACCAGTAGGAGAGCCACAGACTTTTGTATTTCTTCCTACTGATGCGTATAAAGTGTTGAATCTAGAACTTACTCAAATCATGAGACAAGCTAAAGATAATCCTATCTTAAGACTTGCTACAGACATTAGAGAAAACATAGATTCCACTTCTGTATTCCCTTCAGAAGAAGACTTTCAGATTCTACGTGATGAAGCATCACTTAAAGAAGTCTTTAAGACTTACTATTTAGATCCAGCTTATGAAAGAAATGCAGATTTCTGTAAAGTTTTAACGTGGACTAATGATTGTACAAGTAAGATGAACGGTATCATTAGAGACTTAGTTCTAAAGTTTCCTGTCTCACCTATTATGCCAGAAGAAAAGATGGTGTTTCGTAAGCCTTATGTAGTAGGAGAAGTTATCTTGTTTAAGAATTCAGACGAAGTTATTGTTGAAGACATTACAGTCTTTGATAGAACTATGGCTTACTACTTAAATGGAAAAGAGCATATCGCTATTATTAAGTGTTTTAACGCTACGATGATCAACGAGTGGGATGAGATAATTCATAATGTCTACATTCTTCATCCAGACGATAGTGCTAAGTACAATAGTATTTTTACTAAGTTAAAAACTCAGGCTATTAAGTCTAGAAGTGGTAGAGACTGGAGAAATTACTACAACTGGGAAGGTTCTTTTGCGTGGGTGAAATACAACTATGCGACTACTACACATTTAGCACAAGGTAGTAGTTATGAGCATGCTATTGTGATGCATTCAGACATCTGTAACAACAAGAATATTACAGAGAGAAACAGAATACGTTACGTAGCTGTGACACGTGCTAAAAACAACTTAATTTTTAAAATATGATAGAGTTAATGAACAAAGACACTGAGCTAATAGAGTTATTAGACAGTATCGAAGAGACAAAGAAAGGTACTTTAGTTAGAGACCTACTGAATAAAGCTATTCAGAAAGCATTTACAGCTGGCTACTTACAAGCTAATGTAGTTACTGGAAACTGTGTAGATAAAGAAGTATACAAAAAAGAAGATGACCTTTATATACTTGATTTTACATGTAAACTAAATACATTAGACTTTTCTGACCAAGTAGGAGAGATTCGTACTTTACTAAACGTATATACTCAACACAATGGTTACTAGAGAAGAAGCACTAGCTAATAAGATTAGAGTGCAAGCAGAAGGAGTACAGAGTTGGGTAGACTATGGGTATCGTTCATGTTTAGAATGGGCAACAGGTGTCGGCAAGAGTAAAGCAGCTATAGACTGCATGAAACTTTATGAAACTACAAACACTCTTCCTATTTTATTATTAACTCCTACTGAAAAGATGAGAGACGAAGACTGGCCTGAAGAGTTTAAGAAGTGGAATTACATCCCACGTAGTATTAAGATAGTTTGCTACGCGGTAGCAGCTAAGGCAGACTTTAGTAAGTACGGCATGATAGTATTCGACGAGATGCATAAGCTTACAGCTCATAATCTTAAAAGACTTACTAATGACCCATTTCAAAAGTTATTAGGCCTAACTGCTACACGTTACAACAGAAACTATTCTGATGAAGATAGAGAAAGAGTTCTTCTTAGTGAAGAATTGCTTCCTACTAGTCATAGAGTAACTACTGATGAAGCTGTAGATTTAGGACTAATAGCAGACTTTGAAATCTACGTAGTAAAGTATTTCTTAGAAGGAGTAAAGAAGACTATCCTAGCAGGAAATGCTAAAGCTCCTTTCTATCAGACAGAAGTAGAGAAGTATAAGTTTCTTACAAAGAAGTTGCAGTTTGCTATGATGAAAGCTAAAGATAAGAAGTTTGAGTTTATGAAGTTTAGTGCTATGTCAGCACGTACTCAATTCATCTACAACTTACCTTCTAAGTTAGTCATGGCTAAGCATTTCCTAGAAAGATTACAGAAAGAACCTGGTAAACGTACACTTATCTTTGCAGGTAGTGTAGAGCAGGCAAACCTTTTATGTGACCACGTGTATCATTCTGATAGTACTAGTGAATCTTTGGACAAGTTTCAACGTGCAGAGATTGATACTATTGCTTCTGTACGCTGTCTAAACGAAGGTGCAAATCTACATAAGCCTGACCAGAACTTAATAGTTCAAGTTGACAGTGTAGACCGTAATCTTGTACAACGTATAGGCCGATGTGTCAGAATTCGTTACGATCAGTTGGATTTTAAAGCAAGAATAGTTATCTTAGTAGCCCTAAATACTTGTGACGAAGAATGGTATAAAAAGGCTATAGCAGGTTTTGATTCTAAACGTATAACAGAACGTACTCTGGCTAAGATACCCTATGATGAATAACCCGATGAGAAACATTCCCACTACGTTAAAGTGGAAGACGTTTAAATTAGAAAAAAGGAGAAAACTATATGCAACTAGAAGAAGTGTTATTGTTTCTTGTGGAAAACAGCTATGTCAAAAACCACAAAGGAAAATTTCTATTCACTAATGAGTTTTACAAGAAGATTACAAACGTAGATAAAGGACTGACTGTTACTGGAAAAGTGAAAGAGCCTGCATTAGCAGAAGTGAATAGTACAGAATCTGTTTACTTACGTTTTATTCAGCATTGTAAAGTCCCAGAGAAAGGCTATACTAGTAGTGGTACTTATGCTATGAATAAGTTTAGTCAAGATGGGTTAAAGGCTTTTGAGAAAGCTTTGAAAGAAGGATACGAACCAGAACTCTTAACTTTAGCTGTAACTCTTTACTATAAAAGTAGTGTGACAATGAAGAAGGCAATAGGTAACTATATGACCTCTGGAGAATGGAAGACAGACTACGCTTTAGTAAAGAAACATAAAGAAGAGAACACATTAGATAAATTGTACAAACAACAAACAAATGGAGAATATACAAAGTTCAAGATGGCATAGTAAGTCTAGCGATTTAAAGCAACACATAGAGGAAGGTAAACAAGGTAAAAAACTAGGCGCTAGTGTAGGTCTAAAAAGATTAGAAGCTTTAATACATGGCTTCGCATCTTCTAGATACTATTTAATAGGTGCAGATAGTAACGTAGGTAAAACTACCTTGGCAGACTATATCCTTATTAATGTGATGCTAGATTACATAGCTAAAGGTAAGAAGTTACATGTCTACTACTTTTCTTTTGAGATTCCTAAAGTAGATAAGCAGTTGAAGTGGTGTGCTTACTTTATCTTTAAAAAGTATGGCATCAACTTACCAATAGACTACTTGTCTGGTACTATTAAAGGTATGAAGATTACAGAAGAGCATGAACGTATGTTGATAGAAGCCTATGAGATAGTGGACAAACTTTTTGACCACATCATCTGGATAACTTCTAAATCTAACGAAGCAGACCTTTATGGAAACTTTGAATCTTTCTTTAGTAAACATGGTACTATTAACTATTACGCACAGACAGAAGCAGAAAAAACTGCTAAGTCTAAACTAAGGTTTAAATCTTTTGAAAAGAATGACCCTGATATATTAGTAATAGGAGTAGTAGACCATATAGGTCTTGTAGGAGAAGGTAAGTCAGAAATAGATGCTTTTAGTAAGAACGTATGTATGGCTACTAGAAATCATTTTGGTATGTCCTGGTTGGTAGTACAACAGTTTAATCCTGACTTCTTAGCTAACTACGAAGAAGCAAAAATTAGAAATGGAAGTAAAGCTAAACTACCTACGCCTAGTCGTAGTGACTATGGTGACAGTAGATTACCCTTTAGAGATGCAGACTATGTATTCTCTTTGATAAAACCTATGCAGTTTGACATAGAATCGTTTGCAGGTTACAATTGTAGAAGAGCAGATGAAGGTGGATTAGGAGACTTTTTACTATTACTATTTGTTACAAAGAATAGACATGGTAGAAAAGACTTAATCTTTCCTTTATTTATGAACTTTACAGTTGGTGCTGCTTATGATTTACCTAAAGCTACAGATGGTTTTATGGAAGATGAATCTACGTGGGTATTTAGAAGTCGTGCTTTACTACAAGAACAAGAGAAATTCACTATAAAAGAAGAAGAGGAAGAATGCAATTACCTAAACAACGAATGGGAGCTTCATCAACAATCCCTCGCAATATAATCCTTTACGGATTACCAAAGTGCGGAAAAACAGAAGCAGTATCACAGTTAGATAACTGTTTAATCTTAGACCTAGAGAAAGGTTCTGAGATGTATGATGTCATGCGCCTAGACATTGGTGCTATGACAGACATTAAGAGTACCTTAGTTGCTTTACACACTGAAAAGGAAGCTCGTAAAGCAGCAGGTAAGACAGGGGATGACGTATACCCTTACAAGTATGGTGTTATAGACACTATAGACAAACTAGAAGAGTACGCTGTTATTTCAGCAACAGAGAAGTACAAGTTGTCAACTATAGGTTCTAAGTTTACAGGAGATTCTGTAATAGACTTACCTATGGGAGCTGGTTGGGGTTTAGTACGTGAAGAATTATTACTTCGTGTAGGACAACTATCAGAGTACTTTCGACATCTTATTATTATCTCTCACGTAAAGGATAAATACCTTGACGGCAAAGATAGTAAAGATGGTAACCAAGTTAGTATTCTAGACTTATCACTAAGTGGTAAACTAGGTGCTATTCTATCTGCTAAAGTAGATGCAATTGGTTATCTGTACAGAGGTTCTAAATCAAAAGATGAACCTTATGGACAGTTGATGGTATCATTTGCTACCAATGACAAAAGCGTGATGGGCTCACGCTATAAACACCTAGCAGGCAAGACAGTTCCATTTAGTTGGGACACTATCTTTACTCCTACACCACCACAAGTTTAAAACTTAAATATAAAACAACATGAGTACACCAAGTGCATTCCAGTTTTTCGAGAACTTAGTTTTCGCAGAACAACCAGAGTTAACTACTAAGAAAGTAGTTTTGAAAAAAGACCGCAACCCAGAAGAGACGTTCATGGGATTCCGTTTATGGAAAGACGGTACAGTTTATCCTTCTAAAGCATTAGTAGATAAACTACAGTTAGAGTATCCTAACAGATTAGTACAGAACACACCAGTTATGAAAGATGGTGTAGAAGTTAAAGACGCAGCAGGTAACGTAGTTACTAAACAGACTTTTAACTTTGCTGATGTACGCTATGGTTTAGACATCATAGACAGTGCTAACAGTGCAGGTTTAATTCCTGCAGGTGGTCCACGTTTTATCTTAGTAGCAGTGACTCCTAAGACAGAACCTAAAGTAGATTTATTTGCTTCTACTGTTTACAATGAAGATGGTACTCCTAAAAGTTCTGTAATGGAGCAAGGTGCCGCTACATACGGTAAAGAAACTTTACTTCCTTTAATGGCAGAAGTTGGTTTCTTACCTAATGAAGAAGGTTACATGGATTTCCAAATCGGAGTAGACATGAACTTAGCTACTAGATTAAAAGGCGGTGCTTTCCCAGTAATGAAGAAAGTAAAGCGTGGAGCTAAAGAAGGTTCTGCTTCTTATGAACTACGTGAAGGAGTTGATCTTTTCCCTGTTATCATTGTTAAAGCTAATGAAGTTTCTAATGTAGAAACTGCTATAACTGAAGAACATGAAGAAGTTTTTATTCCAGTAGAAGAAGTAACAAGTCAAGTATCAGGTGATACTGTTTAAAAGTTTAACTAAGAAAAGTGTGCAAATCTGTACACTTTTCTTTACCTTAGACACCCAAAAATTTAAGTATGAAAGTAGGAATAAACGAAGGTCTTAACTTAACCAAAATAAGTTACAATGCAAAGGAAGGTAGCAATGCTTCCATAGATTTTCACTTCTCTGATGGAAGTGCAACAGCAACAGTAGGCGTAGATGACGACCCATTTGCTGAGAATACCGAGAATGGTTTAGTTGACACAGGCAGTGGTGGAGGAAACTCTATCAAAGTGTGGGAACTAGAACCAATCAAAGCTGTAAATGAGATGTTAGGTAAAACATTGACAGCAGATGAGATTAACAAAGCATCAAGTGATCAGATTACAGAGTTACGTAACTTGATACACAGTTTTGCTCTATGTTACAGAAGTGGTAAAGATTTACCTACTAGTGGTGACGTATGGACTTCAATTGGTATCACTACTAAAGAAGACTATGCTGCAAACAAGAATTCAGCATCTACTTTAAAAGCTTTTTGTAAAGGTTTAGTAGACAAGTATTCTGAAGCTTTAGATGGTTACTTATCTCCTCAAGACAGAGTTGCTAAAGAATTACCTCCTGTTACTTTACGTGTATTATGTGTACGTCAAAGTAAAGCAAAACATTATCCAGCGTTTAGAAGAAAGTATCTTGCTACGCAACCTGTAGTAGAGTTAGGTAGTATTCCAATCGAAGCTACTAAGTTGACTTTTTCTACTTATGAGAAAGCTAATGGTTTAGATAGCGGAGAAGCTATCATAAACACTAGTGGTGATAAGAAGGAAGATATGAAGACAGGAGAGGACATGTTTAGGTAAAGAATGATTACTGAAATAGAAGTATTAGAGCGAGTCGATGAGTACTCGCTCTATTCTTTTTACTTAGGGTTTGAGTTCGTTATTAATGAAGGCTACTCTTCTCCAATTAGAGAAGGAGACGTCAACTCTTCATTTGGAGTCTACAGAAGAAAGCTTAGAACTTCTTTTCATCTTACAGAGTTAATGTGGAAAGATGCAGCGTATAAAGGAAAGAACTTTGGAGACATTTTCGACCTTGTACAAATCATCTTTACAGAAGTAACAAACAGAGATGAAGCTATTTATAAAGTAGCTGCAGATTCAGGACTTGTACCAGGTTTTGCTACGACACGTAGTATCCCCTTAAAACAAGTCAAAGAGAAAGACCCTTCTTATATTACTATACGTAGTAGACCTTTTAGTCTTAAAGATTTAGCTTATTGGCAAACATTTGGTGTTACTCTTCCTACTTTAGAAAGATACCAGTGTAAAGCAGTAGATTTTTATTGGCTTACGAAACAACAGAAAGTTCCTTTTAGAGGAATGCAGACTTATTCTTATCAAGTAAAAGACAAGTACCAACTTTATACTCCTTATTCGGATAATAAAAAGTATAAGTTTACTACTGATTGGGATGAGAGTTGTGTCCCTGGTGCAATACAGTTAAAGAAATATAAGAAGTTAGTCATTACTAAAGCTTACAAGGATTTAATGACTATAGCAGAAGTACAAGATCAATTAGGTGTAGATGTTTTGGCAGTGAGAGGAGAGAACATAGTATTACCACAACACGTAATACAAAAATGTAGTGAAGTCTATGAAGAAGTGTTTACACTGTTTGACAATGATGATAAAACTTCAGCTCATAAGTATCCTTTCAAAGACAGAATCATTCCTAAGATTACAGGACAAAAAGATCCTTCTGATTATAGAAAAGCTTTTGGTCCAGATGCTTTTATTCACCTACTTAATAAACTTTTATGCTAACAGAAAAAGAATTAGAGCAACTCTATTTATACAAGATAGTAGAGTACCCATTTACTCCTTATAAACAGGAGCCACGTTTAGAGTATGCACGTGTAGAAGTATTGTCGGTAGACACTGCAACTAAAAGCACACCACAGGTAATAATACAAACGTCTCTAAAACATAGAGTACAGTTTGAGTACAATGAATTTATAAACGAAGTCACTATATGGCCATCTTAAACCAATCGGCAAACTCCATAGAAGGAGGAATGAAAAAGCAGATAGATGCAGGGTCTTTCGACCTAATGCTAGACGTACTGCAAAAGTTTCAGTACAAGCATCCTATTTCATCTACTATCAGAGAATTACTCTGCAATGGTATAGATAGTGTGACTGAAAGAGAAGAAGCAAAGTTAATATTATCTAACAAAGCTAAGGTAGAAGATTTCTACGAACAAAGAGAAGGTGACTTATACGCAGACAGTAAGTTTAATCCAGAGTATTACAACTTAGACCACTTATCTACAGACTCTACAATTTACATAGAATACTACGTAGGAGAAGGAGTAGAGAAAGATAAAATAGTTATTACAGACTATGGTGTTGGACTAGGTGGAAGAAGACTAGAGAAGTATTTTCAACTAGGTAGTTCTACTAAGAGATTAAGTAAGAAGCCTATTGGTAAGTTTGGACTTGGTAATAAGAGTCCGCTTTCAGTGGGCCCTTTTTATACTATAGAAAGTTGTTACAACGGATACTTATTTAAGTTTAATGTCTATTCATCTAAAGTAGAGTCTTGCATTCCTAAGTTTGATTTAGAAAACAACGTAGAGAATAAAGAGTTTCAGTTCTCTGACGGTTCTATTTACTACGCTAATAAGACACACAAGAAAAATGGCTTGACTATTACTATAGAAGCTAAGAAACATCACAAAGAACAGTACATTCAGGCTATCCAGTCTCAAATGACTTACTTTGACTGTATTAAACTACGTGTGATAGAAAGAGATAATGTGCAGTCTATCAGTGTAGGTTCTAAAGTCTTGTTTGAGAATGAGAAGTTGATTATTAGTGATAATAACTTCTACTCTAAACCGCATGTTGTTATCAACAAAGTAAACTATGGCTACATCAACTTTGAGGAGTTAGAGCTAGTTCCTTTGTATGGCAATATAGGTATTAAAGTGAACGCAGAAGAAGTAGAAACTACTCCTTCACGTGAAGAATTAATCTGGAGTGACACTACCAAAGAAACAGTCTTACAAAGATTTAAAGACTGTAAAGACATAGCTACTTCTATCTTAAATGAAGAGTTAAAAGAAGAAGACTTTGTAAAATGGTTGAGACTTTGTAAAAGTATTTCATCTTCTTATAACAGTTCTAATCCAACTCTTACTAGACTTGCTAATATAGTAAGTTTAAAAGAGATTGAGTTTAGTTATAAGAATATGTTTACTTACTCTTTTGGTTGGCATACGTATTCAGGATTAAGAGAAGTATCTCGTAACACGTACACTAAAAAGAATAAAGTAGTTGATCAGATAGTAAGAGAAACTAGTGATAAAGTTCACTTGCCTATCTACTATACAGAAGGAAACGCTAGTAATAGAAAAGACAGGTATCTTGTATTTTGTCACGATGGGCCCTTTATTTTGCTTCAGCCTAATCTAGAACAGAAGTATCCAGAGACTATGGAGCCACACATTAAAGACAAGCATGAAGAGCAAAAAGCTTTACTTACGCAACTATTTTTGCAGAGTAAAGAAGTGATAATGTATGATGATATAGTTGTGCCTGAAGATTTTAATGGTTCAGACTTAGACACTGTAGAGGAAGAAGAAGATGAAGAACAAAGAGCAGAAAGTAGTATGTCTAATGAAGAGCGTAGAAAGTTACAAGGTAAAGTAATAGTAAATACTCCTAGAATACAAGTTAATGGTTTTTATACGTATCAGAAAATGGAGATTCCAGTAAAAGATATAGACAAGTGGGATGATGAAGAGATTTACTATGGTTCTGATAAAGATAAACCTCTTATAGAGTTGGCTGCTTTACTAACTAGGGAAGCACCTGATTACTGGACACAAGGTACTCTTGCAGACTCAACAGGACATGTCTACGATGTTTGGGAATATTACAGAAAGTATTGTCATCACTTCTTCTGTGGTAACCAAGTAAAACTTATTAAAGTAGCTGAACCTACTACTAAACTTTACAAGGATTTCTCTCACATTACGAAATTCTTTTACACGTTCAAAAAAGGCAAAATAAGCATGAGTAACAAACTAATAAAGTGGAATACAGCCAGAAAGATTAAAGAGAAAATACAAGAACTTACCTTCTTGAAAAACTTTGAAATAGCTCCAGAGAAGCAAGCAAGTTACGTAAAGTTTACTAACTACGTAAGGGAGAATTATAGAGATGTGGAGTTCTTTGGTAAGACAAGTGCGGAAGTTTCTAGTGGTTATAATTCGATGATTTCTCACGTAGATAAGGTCGAAAGTTTTCAAACTTTTGTAACTAATGGTGCTACAAATGAAGCTATTGCTGAGGTTGCTAAACAACTATTCGGTACGGATTCGGTAACCGAAGCTTGCGTAATTGACTACGAGTTGTATAAAGAGTTCTTAGAGTTAATCGAGTGGAGTTCTTCTATCTCTTTGTTTCTAAACAATATGTATGCACTAACAAGAGATAGCGGACTTTCACCAGAATTTGAAGCAGAACTTCGTTGGTATTGTTCACAAAAAGGAGTAATTTAACAGTCTAAAATAATACAGTATGATTACAGTAAACAGACTTGACGACCAGATAATAGGTTTCGTCAATGGAGAACAGTTCTCCGTAACTTTTACAGAAGAAAAGTATTCTTCTATGAAAGAATTAGAAAATGCTGCTAGTAAGGCAGCAACAATGGAAGACTTAAAGCTAATAGTAGCTGAGTTTAAACCATTACTAGAAGAAAGCTACAAAGAACTTGTAGAAACTGCTAGTCCGTACATTCACGTAAATAAGGATACAAACACTTTCTATTTGAAGTGGAATGATCGTATTCTTAAGTCTATGCCATTACCTACTAGTTTTGCAACTAAGTTAGTGGAAGTAGTAGAGAAAGGAATAGATACACTTCCTTTAATTAAGTGTTGGGTACGTTATCTTCGTCCATCAGAAGGAAGACCAGAGTATACTCTTCAAAGAGGTGAATCTTTTGCGTGGTTTATTAATGCTCCTTATGTTAATAGAGCTAAGGTTACAGAGTTAATGACTAAGCATGGTTTATCTGAGGAGTCTGCTATTAAAAGAGCTACAACTAATCAAGTTGCTATTACGCAAGAAGGTTTAATCGTAGGATATAAAGTTTCCGAAGAAGTGACAGACAAGTTTATTTTAGATGCAGATGGTAACAAGAAAACGGTAAGTCGTTATACTCCTGAAGTAGATGAAGATACTGGTGTTATTACTTATAACAAACCAGAGTTTGTAGAAGATTTAGTTTTTAAACCTGCTATCATGGGCGATGGTGGTGATGCATTCTATTGTGGTGATAAACTAGGTCATCGTATTCGCGTAGGTGAAAGACACTATTTACCTAAGTGGAGTCAAGTAGGTGCGCCTATGGGCCCTGGTCTTCACTTTGGCGGTCTTTCTTACATTAAGAACTATCAACACGAAGGAACAGTTACACATAATATCTTTGTTGATCCTGCTGACATTCACAGTGTTAGTATGCAAGGAGATGGTGCAGTAACTTGTAAAAGTTACTTTGTTCACTCTTCTTTTGCAGGCGTAAACAAGTATATCTATCATTCTTCTACGTATAGTCAGTTGAAAGATGCAGAGTTTCAACAAGAGCTTCAAGCACTCCTTCAAGCACAAGACGAGAAGACAGCAGAGATCCAAGAAGTGAAAGAAGATTTCACTACGTTAAATTCTTAAACATTAAAAAAGGTAGGAGAGTATCAAAACTTTCCTACCTTTATTCTTATGAACGGAAAAAGAAATAGAACAGCAGGGCATGTATGGGAAAGAGAATGTGCTAAAAACCTTAGGGTTATAGGCTATGAGCACGTAGTTACATCAAGAAGTGAGAGTAAAAGAAGAGATGATTCAGGTGTAGACTTAATGAACAAAGACGAGTTTATCAATGGAAGACTACCATGGAATTTCCAGTGTAAGTCTACTATTACTTTAAACTATCTTAAAGTTTTAGAAGCTATGCCTAAAGACTCTCAGATTAATGTAATACTTCATAGACAGTCTAAACGTGCAGGAACAGTAATACGTACTGAAGCAGAGTATGCTGTCTTAGATGTAAAGCATGCACCTCAATTCTATAACTACGTAGTAATAGAAAAGAAGAACGGAGCAGTTCTACAAATAGAGTTAAAAGAATTTTACAACCAAATCAAACAAGATGCAAAGAATTAGCGTAATAGATGCGGACTCTATGGTCTGGATAATAGGCTGGGCAGTAAAAGATAATAAGAAAGATGACTTTGGTATAAAAGAAGTGGTGCAGGTAAAGTGTGACAGTCTTTTAAAATCTATTCTTAGTACTACTAACTCCACTGGTTACATAGGTGTATTCAGTGAAGGAAAGTCCAGTCGTTATACAGACTATAAGATGGCGCCTTATAAAGGCAAGAGACCAGAAAAACCAGAGTGGATGGTAGAGTGGGAAAGTTTTATTATAGATTTCTTAAAAGAGTCTTATGGTTTCTTTAGTATACCTGACTACGAAGCAGATGATATAGTAGCTATGATAGCTAAATTTCCTAAAGAAGAAACTGAAGTAGTTATCTGCAGTCCTGATAAGGACATGAAACAAATACCAGGACTTCACTATGATTATAAGAACTCCAACTTTACAGAAGTAGACGTAGTAAATGCTACGTTGATGAGTAAGTTTCTTATACTTTGTGGTGACTCTGCAGACAACATACTAGGCATACCTGGGACAGGAGAAGTAAAAGCTAAGAAACTGTTGCAAGAATGTACACATGATACTGAAGTATTATGTCCATGTGTACAGACTGCATACCAAAAACACTTTGGTCCATACTACGGAGAAGTTATCTTAAAAGAGACTTATAATGCTGTCAACTTTATAGATTACGAAGATAAAAACTCCTTATGGAAAATACAGACATTAAACAAAAACGACTTGGAAACAGATCTGTTTTATTAACAGCTATGAGAGAACATCCTACAATTACAGCCATTAGAAAAGTATTAGATACGTACAACTTAAGTACCTATTTTCTACTTCCTTTAGCAGGTATGAATATGACTACTTTCGGAGGAGATACTAATTATCTCAACTGTTTCTTAGGCTCATCGGGTGAGCTTATAGTAGAAGTGCAGAATGTGGAATGGTGTCCTGAGATTACACGTTCTTTAATTAACTGGGAAAATGACAAAGGTACTTACTACATACACGTAGATATTCCTGAGCATTTCCTAGAAGAGTATGAACTCTATAAAGAAGGTAGGTATTCAGAGTTTAGTCAGAAGGCTAAAGACATTATTTACACTCACAGTGGTTTACTGTGGAAAGGAAAAATTGGGGGGAAGAAAGTATCAGACGTATCATTGTCAGACTATATTCTTCTTGCTTTTAACAAGTCTAAAGAAGCTAAGAAGTACTTAGAAGATATGATTTATGAGACTTGTTATGAAAGTAAAATTACAGAAGATATGGAGTTATTATCCAAACCTACAGAGAAAGACTACATAGTCGTTTAATAGAAAAAGCCACAGCAGAAATGTTGTGGCTTTTTTTTTAGAATTTGCGTCTACTAGCTTTGATCTGCTTCAATCGGATCTTCTGGTAACGTAGGTAATACTATAGTGTCTGTTGTAGGGATTTCAATAGTCTCTCCTTCAGTTACACCCATTTCTTCTAAGACAGGATTAGTGGTTAAATCTTCTTCTGTTACTACGTGTTCGTAGTGACCACCAGCTGCTTCAATTTGAGGTGCTATTAAGTCTTCAATCTCTTTAGTTACTTCTTCTTGAGTCTTTCTTGAAGTGTTAGGATTGTACACTGCTGCATAAGCATCACTATAAGTTTGTTCCCAGTGAAGGCCTACTGATTCTGCTTGTTCTTGTAACCAAGCTAGTTCTTGTTTAATTTCTTGATACATGTTTCTAAATTTAGGAGTTAAAGGTACTAATAAAAACTTTCTTCCTCAACTTTTTTCCATTTTCCTTTAGGACATTCTTCTTTTTTATTAGTAGTCTTTGCTGCCAAAGGACAACCACAGACTTCACACTTAAAAACATTTCCTTGTTGGTTGACGGTAGTTACTACTAGTTTACCTAATGTAGTCAGTTGCTGCTTAAAAGGACAAGTGTCACATATAGCTAATCTTTCTTTTACTAGTTCTTTGTTAGAAGACGTAGCGTAGTTAAACCAACCTTGTGCTATATTTACTAAGTCCATTATACTTGACGAATTACTCTACCACCAGGAAGAATATGTTTTTTAACTACTAAAGAAACATCACACCAAAGTTGTGCACTGACACTTAAATCTAAACTTTCAATTTCACGAGCATTACCTTTTAAAGTTTCTTTAATATCACTCATATTAGTAATAGCTACAGAACGTCCGTTAAGATAAAACAAAGTAGAAGTATTAATATCTTGTGTAACTGAAGTTTTCCCAACTATATAAGGAAGTCCAGAAGCAGGATTTACTCCACTAGCAACTGAAACAAAAAATAAACTAGCTCCACCTATAGTAATATCTACACTTCTTAATGCTGGTAGTGCTACTGTGTTCTTTATTGTTATCATAACTTCTATATCTAAATGCACAAGTCCTCCTTCTATATTAGCATCATCTGGATAAAGAGGAGTAAATGGTAAAGTTATAGTAGCAGTTTCTAAAGTACCACCTGCATTACTATATTCTCTAGGTTCTATAAAGTATACTTCTGTTTGATTCACGTTACCCGCAGGAAGAGCAATAGACTCTGCAGCTATTACCTTACCTACTCTATTAACTTCTATCTTAGGAAACGTAGTAAGTGAACCGTATGTTCCTGCCAAGTCGTTAATAACTGTATTAGCTACTACTATTTTAGCAGGTTCTGTAAGTGTAGCCGCTACTGGTGTAACAGTTACATCTCCAGTAGCAGGAACCAATTGTGTAGGTTTAACACTAACTATTCCACCTGGCGCTATTGCTCCACCTGTGTTTACTACTACAGGAAGTACAGGTATACCTGTAGGTAATACAACAGATGGATCTCCTGATAATACAAAAGGTCTTTCTGGTGTAACTCCAGTAACTCCAGTAACATGTCCTTGTGCATTCACAGTAATCTGAGGTATTACACTTGCACTTCCATAAGTACCTGCAGTAACTCCAGAGTTAGAGTGTCCTATGACGTGTGTACTATTGTTGATAGTAATTTGCTGTGCAGGAGTATAGAAGTTATTGTACAGTATTTGTAAAACATCTGAGGACGTAATTAACGTAGTTCCTCCTAGTAAATCTTGTAGTGTTATGTTTACATCTCCAGTTTGTCCATTTACTGATGATACACTACAACAGTCAGTATCATTTTGTAAAGGGTTATAGATGTCCATAGAAGAAGGACAGCCACAAGGACTTCCACTCATTGATAAATCGAGGCTATCTCCTAGGATACCTCCACATGTAGTACAGTTACTCATTACAGCAGTTGGTGTTTATACGTTCTAATTTAAGGGTTATAGCATTCAGTTGAGCAGGACTAAGCAAAGACTCTCCATCTACTTCATGGTTGTCTAGTGCGTAAGAGTAAAGGAAGATGCAGTAAGGATTTACTACGTCTCCGCATTTACTAGAAATAAGAAAAAGCTTTTTAATGTAGTCACTAATGATAGAGTCTACTACTAGTTCTTTGGCTACGCTTTTAGCTTTGCATATTTCTTCTGGTAAAGTAGTGATTGCGTAACTCATTAGCAAGAAGAACAGTTAGGTGTTGAAGAAATATTTTTAGAAAGAAGTGCAGTAGCCTGTGCTGCTTTTTGGTAGTTTCCGCAGTTAAAAGCTACTGTAGCAGCAGTCTTTAAAAGAAGTTTACCCATAATAGCTTTTGCAGTAGGCATGTCACAACTAATCCCATCTAAAGCTTCAGTAAGACTCATTTCTCCTATCTGCTTTACTAAGTCATTACCAGCTTCGTTTGTAATTAGTACAAACTTTTGTGCTTTGTATACAGTGTAAAGATTAGTAGAGTTTGCAGGAGGAGTAGAAGTTAATAAGATAGTATCTGGAGCAGAAACTTCTAATCCTTTGATTACATTAATAGCAGTAGGATCAATACTTTGTGGAGTAGTTGTAGTTATTAAACCATACGCACCACTCATCCATCCATTAACTATAGTACCTACACCAGCTCCAGTTAAAGTCATAGTGTTCCCACTGACCGTAAAAGTTCCTGAATAAGGCATTAGAAAATACTCTGTAAACAAGTGAATACCGTCTTGTAGTGCAAACGTAGTTACTACACTATTTGCGTTTACAGCTGTTGCTGGAGTATAAATTATCTTTTCTACCTCTGTACTTCCGTACATTTGGTGGTATAAAGATTTAGTCCATGCTTGGTTGTAAGGAGGAGTATTCCCTGGTTGGTTGTAACCAGTTGGGTCAGTAGGCCAAGCCCCTGTAACTTCTGCAATTGTCCATTGAGTAGCTAAGGTATTAATGTTCTGGATGGCTATTTTAGGTGTAAACATAAGGCAAATTTAAGCTGTTTTTAAGTAAGTTTATAATTTTTCTGTGTCAAGTTATCTTTTTATATCTTCAAGGCTTCTATTAAACATAAAGTCAAACTTGTTTAAGTTATTCACAATAGGAACTACTTTACTCCATTTCAACAATAAATCATGATATAAGTCTGGATCTTCTTCATAAGTTAGTTTAGCTGTAGCTTTAGTTGCTTTCCAAGCATCTTGTACTAAAGAAGCAGCAGGAATAAGACTACCTGTAAACTGACTAAACGTACCATAATCTGAATACATACTTACGTCTTGGTAGTTTCTATACAAGATATTAGTCATCATAGAAACAAATTTCTTTTCAGCTTCATCGTCATCATCTAATCCTTTTAACATCATTCTGATTAACTGAGTAAGTGCATACAATCCTATACCATAAGATAGTTCTGCCATATTTCTACGTAAGTTCTCTATCTCAAAGTCACGTATAGGCATCTTCTTTAATATCTTTTCTCCTTTAGCATTAGTAGTCCACTGGTCAGTCATTAAACCTTCATAAGGATCTATGCTTTTGTTTATTACGCTAAGCATTTGCTTACCTACAACTTTAAAACTACTAGAACCTAAGTCTATATAAGTACGATAACGTCCTTTAGTTTTTCTACCTAGTACAACATCTTCTTCTTGAGACTCTCCTCCCCATCTAGCATTAATACCATCATATAACCAAGAATTTCTAAACTGTCCAATTAATCTACCTAAGATTTCTTTACGTCCATACTGAGGAGAGTTTTTATCTTGGTTACCAAAAACAATTATAGAAGTGTGACGTACTTTAGTTTTAAACTTATTCCAGTCTGTCTGAAGAGTCTTGTCTTTAGAATACCAGTTTTCTGCTTTTCCATTAGCTTCTTCATCCCATTTAGCATCTTGTCCCAAAGCTTCAAATAAGTTTGTAGCTACTCCATTTACTTCTACTTTAGTATTTAAGGCCATAGCTAATGCCATAGCACCTTTAGATAAGAAGTCACCATTCTTTTGCCATGCCATTGGATCAAATGTCTTCTTTAGATTACTACGTTCAAGTTCTGTAAGATTAGATTTACCAGCTTGTGTTTCTAAAAACTGATCTATTAAACCTATTCTGTCTAAGAAGTTTTTAATCTTTTGTGCTTGGTCCGAACCTTTAGCTCCTCTAATAGACCCTAAAGTTTTTACTATGTTTCCTCGCATCATTTTTAAAGCAGTTCCATACTGTTTAGAACTAAATTCTCCATTAGTAAAACCATCTTTATCAGCTCTAAAGCCCATAGAGTAGATATGTACTGCCATTAAACCATAAGTTAAGTTTGCGAATGCAGAGAAAGGACTAAAAGCTAATGCACGTAGTTGATTAATGCCCATAAGAGTATCACCTGCCTTAGATACAGCAAAATAACGCTTCTTATCCTCCATAGCTTCAAACTCTTTGTTTACTTGTGCTAACTCTTTTTCTAGTAATGCAATCTCTTCTTTTTGAAGTTCTACGTCTAGTGTTTTTAGTTTTTCTACAATCTCTTCTTTTTTATCACGTAGTGCTTCATATCTTCTTGTATCTGACTCCCACTTTAAAGGGTTCATAGTGAATATAGGTTTCTTAGAAACACCTTGTACATTAATCGCTTTCTTACGAACTAGTGCATCATTATAATAATCTACGGCATCCATTAAGTTAGTCAACTCTGGTTTTTCTTTATTATCAGAGTTCTTTCTTTTTTGAGACTCTTTATTAATCAAAGTCTTCATCGTAGTATATTGAGCTTCCATTGGCGCCATGTAGTGAAAGTGTATAGCCATGTTACCAAACATCTCAAACATCTTGAATAGATCACGTGAAGCAGTACTTTTATTTCCTTTAGTATACATCAAAGGAATAGAACCATTTCCTACTCTGTTTACTTGTTCTTCTGTAACACTGAAAGCATGGAATATTTTCTTTCCTACATTAGTGTTTTGCATCCTAGTAAGAAGTCCATAGTTTTCTTCTACATCTGCTGCATTAGTAATAGGCAAGAAGTTTTCATGTAGTTGATTTTGTACGTTAGGAGGTAAATAACTTCTAAACTCTTTAGACATATTTTTAAACGTCTCATAGATTTTAGATAATCTTTTATCTCCCATAATAACATTATACTTAGGGTCTATGTTACTACTACTAGCCTTAGGAATAAAAGCAGGTGCGTAGTATCCAGTGTGACGTAAGTTAGGATGTTCCTCTGGTTTAGCTTGTGTATCTGTAAAAAAGAATGGACTACGTTCTTGCTGATACCTAGTAAACTCTTGAGCAGCTTTATCTTTTAACGCTTCTTCTCTTCTAGTTTCAATAACAGCATCTAGTTCAGCTTTGTACTCTGCAGTTCCCACAGCATACGTAGAAGTAAAACTTTTTGTAATTGCTAGAACTAATTCTGCATCTTCACCAGGTGTAAGTTTTACGTTGTCTAAGATATGATTTTTACGTACATTCTTAGAGTCATTAAACCTTTGAATAGTAGCTTGTGTACTACGTATAGCGTCGTCTACTATTTCTTTACTACCACAGAAATCTACTAAAGCTTTATACTCTGCAGAATCCTCTCCTAGTTTTCTAGTTCCATCATAGTTAAAGAATAAGTTAGGATCTATAATCATCTGGTCTTTTTTAGTTTCCCAGAATCTATCCCAAGCTTTCTTTACTTCAGCAGGAGCGTTACTATTTCTCTTAGCATTCCAAAGAGTATCTATATGTTTGCCAAGTATTTTAGAGTTGTTAGTATACCATTGTGAGTTTAGTCTTTGCGTAAGTCCAAACATATTAGGGTCCGATGGGTCACTTTGAATAAACAAGTCCATTACTTCTTGTTGTGACTTTCCTGTAGCCTGTTGATATTCTTTCATCAAAGCTTTCAAATCTACTAAAGCGTCTCTATGTTCTAGTTGAGACTCTTGAGCCATATCAGCAGCCATCTTTACTTGGATAGCATAAGACTGTATTGCTCTGTTTAGATCTTTAGCTAATGTTAGTCCCCATTTGGTAAGAAGATTAGGGTTTTGTAAGTCATCTGTAAAGTCTTTAGTCTCTACGGTAAATCCTGCTTTAGCACTTACTTTAATTAAAGTGTGACCTGCATACTCTTGCATTTGAGGAATAAGTCCGTCTAATTGTTTACGTACATCTCCCATTTGATTATAAACTGTAGGGATTAACTTAGGAGAGTCTGGTGTGTATATATCAGTAATACCTTCCCAAAGTTTAAGAAGCGTACTAATCATACTACACTCTTCATGGGTCATTGCCTTACGATTAAGTAAAGTTCTGGCCCAGTCTAGTTGTTTAGCAGCAATGTCGTTTAAAAGTAACAAGTCTTTTTCTCTGATTACGTTTGACAAGTCTTCAGAGATTTCATCGTATATCTTTTCAGCTATACCTCTACGTTCAAACTCTTCAGGAGTATATGCGTTGATAGCAATTACTGTGTTGACTTGATCTAACTGTAGTTCCATCCTTTCACGTAGTATCTCTAACTGTCTAGCATCCGCTAAAGACTTGCTAGGAGTTACTGGTGCTATAGAATAGTGAGTACCTAAATCTACTACGTCATTTTCTATTCCATAGACTTTCTCTACAACAGCAGACTGCTCTATGGCATTATACTCAGAAGCAAAGATGTTATCCCCTAGTTCAAACTTACCATCTGCATTACGAGTTAACTCTAATTTGTCTGTACGTTTAACTATATCATAAGCTAAGGCATAAGCTTCTTTTAGTATAGACTTGTCATTAACTGTTACTCCTATACTTTCTAACATAGAAGTAAGGAAATCTAAGATGTTGTCAATAAGATTTTGATACCATGCTTTATCTCCTTCTACTGTGTTTAAAAACTTAATTACACTGCCTTCAGTTAATACTCCAGGGATAAACTCTGTTACACTAGATAAAGCATACATGATTTGAAACTCTTCATTAGTAGGTCTCATTTCTTTTTCTACTTCACGTAAACGAGCATCTCTATCAGGAGTACTCTCTTCTTTCATTATCGCTATTAGTCTGTCAGCTATAGCTCTACGTTCTTCACTAAGACCATTTCTAAAAGCACTTAATGCTTGGTAACGTAGTTTATCTAAACGTGCTGCCTTCTTAAACAAGACTTGATTGTTCTTAATTACTGTAGTATACCCTGGTTTGTTACCAAAGCCTAGTAATGATAAAACTGCTGAGCTATTAACGTGAGTAAGTTCATGAAGAAGTTTACCAGACATCTTAGCTATAGAAGACTGTCCTCTATTTGTTCCTAAAGTTATTTTGTTATTTCTAATAGAGTAAAGATTAGCGTTACCATTGTTAACTTCTAAAGACAATTGACCATAAGTATCTCCTAGTAAAGAAGCAAGTTGGTCTTCTCCACGTAAGTCCATCAAACTCATCTGATCCGCTAATACGCGTAAGTGCCCAGGTAATTCTACGTTTACACTCATTAAGTCTAAAGCATATTGAATCTCTGTAGTTCCAACTGTAGTCCCTTCTAAGTTTTTTAAGTAGTTACCGTTTCTATCATGTAACTCTTTTACTTCTCTGTTTAATCTTGCTTTTTCTTCATTAGTAGCAGTACCTGTTTGTTGCATTGAAGTATAAGCTCTGTTCTTAGGGAAGACAGACCTCATGTGAGAAGTATTTAAGTCGTACTCTGTTAAAGCGCCTTTACCTAAAGTATCTATACGTTGATACGTAAGTCCACCTACGTTAGCATACAAAGCAACACCACTAGGAAACTCTACGTGAAAGTAACTAACAGCACCATCATCTGTTTCTAATGGTTCTATTACTTTTCTATTACTATTATTTAAGTTAAAGACTTCTGGAATACTAAGACCATCATTTATCTTATAAGAAGAGATGTCTCTGTAGTTCATTTTAACTGCATCAGTAGGGTTATGCTGAAAGTACTGTCTTGTAATATTTCCTACTTTAGCTTCCATGTCTCTTAACTCTTGTGAGAACTCTTTACTAAGTAATAGAGCTGCAGGAACTTTAGAGATAAAACTATTGGGTCCATTATTAGGAGAAAGAAGTAAAGCGTAAGTAGCTATATCTTTTGCTAGTTGAGCAGTCTTCTTGTCTGTACTATTAAACATACTCATAAAAGCATTGATGTTAGCTTCTGTGTCCATCAAGACAGCTTTCCCATTTTCGTAACTAATAGTACTAGGTTCTGCAATAGACTTGCTTCCTTGTACTTTAATTCTTTCTACAAAGTAGTTACCAGGGTTTTCTTTTCTCCACTCAAATACTCTTTGTGCTAATGAAGTTTCTGTAGCTGTTCCATAAAGTAGTCTTATTCTTTCTGCATACTTATCTACTCCTAAAGAAAGAGGAGAAGAAAGTACAGCAGCTTTATACGCTCTTTGTAACTTCAATGCTTTTTCATTAGACAAAGAAGTTAAACTAGTTTTCATTTGGATAGCTATTTTACTGTTAACTTCTTGCATAGATCTCATAGGCATTAAGTCTGATTGTAAGTCTGTAGCTAATCCTATAGTTAAATTAAATAAAGTACTCTTTTCTATGTTGTCTGCTAAAAGAGTATGACCTCCTATAAAAGATCTACCTCCATTTAGTTCAAAAAGATTTGTTTTATTTTCTGCTTGACTCTGTGCGTAGATAAAGTTTTTACCTGCACCATTAGTATCTTGGTTTATTGTTTTTTGTAGTTTACCTAAGTCTTGTCCTTTCTCGTAAGCATATCTAAAAGCCTTAAAAGCTTGTAACTCTAAAGCTTTTTGTTCTGGAGTAAGTTCTTTAGTTTTTACTAAATCTTCAAGACTTTTAGAAGTAATAGGTATCATAGTTTCTTCTACTTTTTTGTAAGAAGCTTCTATCTCGTCAAAAATCTTTTCTGCATTTTTAGGGAACTCACTAATACTATCTTTAGCATTACTCATCATCTTAGCAAACTTCTTTATTGGAGCTTGTAACATTAAAGCTATTACAAAGTCTACACCTAAAGCTTCTCCTTTACTGTTTCCTAGTTGATGAAGAAATTGTATGGCAGGATACGTAGCTAAGTTAATATTTAAGTAGTCTAATAATCTGTCTTTTGCATTATCTACGGCAGCTGATTGATAAACAGTATGGTTTTCATGTTTAGACCTTCTGTTAGTAACCATCTCACCTGTCTTTTTATCTTTGTACGTGTACTCAGAATACCCTTCACCAGAAAGTCTATTAAAACTCATTCCATTAAGTACTATAACTTCAGGGACTTCATCACCTTTATCATAAGAACCTAATTTTACATTTGCTCCTTGTAAGTCTGAGTTGAAAGTTACAGCTAATGAAGTACTACCTACTAAAGTCTTTGCATCTTTTCCTGAATCAAACTGTGACATTTGTGTAAAACCACTCCAGTACCAATCTTCATTAGAATCATTAGGAAACTTTTCATTCATCAAAGTCAAGTCATTTAAGTCTAATGCTTTTGTTACTTTCTCTGCAGAAACTACAGGATCAGTTAAGATAGCCCAGTGTAAAGCTACATATTGATTTACTATAAAATCTTCAGTTTCTTCCTCTGCCATTCTTAAACCACTTAAATCCTCATTTATAGTAAGTCTGTTATCTAAAGGTTTAAAAGAGTTAATCTTTTCTGTAGACTTTACGTTGTAAGGAAACTTGTAGGTATAGATTTTATCTACGTCAAAGTCAGAACCCATCTGTCCTGTAATCATGTCTGGAACAAACATAACGTCTCCCATCCAGTCAGGAACAAAACCTACTATTTCCATAGCAAGCATAGAGTTATGACCTTGGTTTGGAATACGAGCACCTACTAAACGTAGTAATTCCTGAGGAACTCTTTCCAAATCTAACATAGTTCGACCGTTCTCATCTACTTTCACGTAGTCCTTCACTGACTGTAGTTTACCGTTTACGTGGAAGTTAAATGGCGCCAACACTTGTGCAGGTTTAACTACACCATCTTCTATTCTTTGATGCTTAAGTGGTTCAGTCCCATCGTAGCCTTCTACAAAAACTATCTCCGCTTTTTGTTCAGCAGTCAACTCATTAAACTGTTTTACGTCTTGGAAGTAACCTGTACTAGATGCCTGTACGTAACTCTTACCTGGTATTTTAGTAGTAGTCACTTTTTTAATCATTGACATAATCAAAGACTCAAACTTTTCTTGCGCATTGTGCAGTAAGAAAGGCACTACAAATTCTTGAGAGTCTACTGTGTTTCCATCAGGTAAGACTTTAGTGTCTACAAATAACTTTAGTGCTACTAAATCATTACTTGTATATCCACGTGACTTAGCTTCTTCTTCTAGTTTAGCTACAAGTAAAGCTTTGTCTAAGTCTCGACTTTCTTCATTAATACCTAAAGCTTTTAAGACTTTAGGATATTCTTTTTGAGCCATTGCAGCTCTTAGTTTTTCTTTATAACGACGAAGTTCTTTACCTTTTACAGTAGTTCCATCTATTTGAAAGTCTAAAGAGTTAATACCTTCTACTATTAACTTATTCATCTGAGACACAATCTTTACTTCTTCTTTTGCTTCATCATAAGGGATGTCTTGTTGAATTTTAAAGTTTGCTCTGTCTACTTGCTGTATAGCTGGTAATAAGTTTTCACTAGTCAATTGTGTAAAGTTTGCTAGTTTAGTAGGCTTACCCATTTTAACAGCAGACTCAAACGTAATACGTTGTACTCCTCCATTAATTGTTACTCCATCTACTGTTCTTCCTTCAGCTAATTTACGTAGGTTATCCATGTGTTTACTACGTACTGTGAACTGTGGTAATAAAGGATAAGCAGAAGACTTGATATAATCTAAGTATCTAATGTTTCCATTGTTTACACTTCTCCATCCTGCTACTACTGGTTTCATAGCCTGCATAGGTTGTAACATCTGCTTTAGTTGGTCGTCTGTAAACTTATAAAAACCATCTTTGTCTGCATTGTCTACGACACCTTTTAACTCATCAAATAAGTTACTATCTATAAGACCGTAAGCTTTCATTACAGTAAGATGCTCCATCACAGTAGTAAACTCTTGAGCATCTGTTCCATTAAAAGAAGTGATACCTCTTAACTCTTTCATGTAATCTTGCTTAAAAGTTTTTCCATCTTTTACGTCAGAGAAAACTAACTGGTTGTATTGAGTATCTTCAAACTGTCCTTTAGAACCAGGTGCAATGTCTTTAGCGGTACGTTTAGAGTACTCTTTCATTGTAGAAACTACATCTTTCTTAAAAGCTAATGCAGGATCTCCAAAGAATAACATAGACATATTCATACTGTGTACAGCGTAGTTAGCAGAGAATTCCATAACTACTTGTTCTAAAACTCTTCTTTTGTTTCCAGCAGTATCTTCTGGGTTATACCCTTCTCTTGATGCTATATCTTTACTAATACGTTTAATGACTTTTTGATCTACGTTGTTTAGTCCTATACCTAAATCTTCTACATTAGCTAAGTCTTTAGCTATTTGCTTTTTAAGATGCTCTGTAATATAAGTAGTACCGTAATCTTTTAAAAACTGTCTTAACTGTTCTTCACTTAACTTTTTAATAGTGCCGTCTTCGTTCCATAAGACTTTACCCATATCAGCATTGCCAGACTTTCCACCTATTTCAGATTTGTTGAATGGTAAGAAGTAAAAGTATTTACCACCTTCCTTAAACTGAGCGTCAGTATGTAGATTGTTTTCAGTCATTCTTTGATGCTCAAGTACTCTACTGTACTCAGCCATAAATTTCTCTTCTAGTCCTTGTATACACTTGCTAATTTCGTAACGTGGTAATCCTTGAAAAATAGGAGTTTCTGTTTTATCTGAGTGAGACAAAGACATCAAAGAGATGGTATCAGGTTGTTGATAGAATAGACCTAGAGCTGTTTGTATTTGTTCACGTAGAGACATATATTGTCTTACTACTCCTTTGTCTGTTTCATTATGATTTAGCCCACTTAAAGATGATAGTGCGAATTTGTTTCTGTTCTTAGGTACGCTAAAATAAGATAAAAAGTTTTTACACCCATTACGTGCAAGTAATGACTTCTTAGAGTTTTCTGCAAACTTCTGCCAGTTATTCTGCATTAACTGTACTTGGTCAGATAAAGAAGTGTTTAACTGATTAAGTGATATAGTCTTTCCTTCTGTACTTCTGTACGTAGAAGTGTTCATGATTGGAGTATGCATCATAGTCAACTTAGCCAACATCTTCATTGTAGTTGGTTCTGTTAATAAAGGATTGTTTAGCATCACTTTATTCATTCCTTCATCACTTAACTCTTGGTCTTCTTTAAAGATACCTTCACCTGCAGCTTTAGCAAAGAAGAAAGAGAATGGTCCACCTGGTGTACTTAATGCGTTCATTCCAAAACATCCTTTCCATGAAGTCTTCATGTAATTCTTTATATTGTCTTCACCATTAAAACTTCTAGTCATAGTTTCTATAGCACCATCAGGTAAGTCTATACCGTACTCAGCAAACATCTTTTGTAGAATACCTCCTACTATCTTACGCTTTTGACTAAAGTCTATTGTACCTGGAGTACTAAAACCTTGTTCGTCTACTACAGGTTTAGTAGGAAATTCGTCTTCTATTAACTGTTCTAAAGTACCTTTAAAGTACTTACGAATACCACTGTTTTCAAACTCATCTTGAATAGCAGCTTTAGCTTCTGCAACTCTTTGACTTTCTGTTTCATTATAAGAAGTTAAAGCAGTTTGTTTATTACCGCCTAGTTTAGCAAAGTTTGCAGGTTTAAAACGTAGTGTCTCAAGTTTGTTGAAGAACTTAATGATGTTCCAGTGCTTTCTAGATTCTTCTATGTCTATAACAGCTTTGTTGTTTACTACCTTTACTATAGGACTAAGAGCAAACTCTTCTCTCCATTTGTCAACTAAGTCAGTCTCATTTCCACTACGTGCTAAGTCCCTAACTTTTACATCAAGTATTTTACCACCTTCATCTCCTCCAGTTTCTATTAGTTTAGTTCTAACTTCTAGACCCTTTTTGTTCTGTTGGTACATAGCCTTCATGAACTGATGTTTAATGATAAGTGGAGTCTTATCACTCATTAGTTGATGTCCTACTTTCCAAGTAGATGGGCCACCCATAGTCTTTAATAAAGTCGCTGCTTTTTCTACAGTTAGTTCAGGTTGCCCTGCTAAGACTAAAGCACATTTACTAAAGATTTCATCAAAGTTTGTCGCGTAGTAAACCGACATGCCTATAGAGTTCTTCTTTATATTAGTAGGTTTCTTAGGATTGATAATAGAGTTACCGTTCTCATCTACCATAAAGTTAAAACTTTCTTCTTCTGTAAACGTAGATAGCCACATTTTTACACGAACTGAAGTAGTGCCTCTTTGATCTTTGGTTACGTTGTCATAGTTTTCTCTATAGACTTGTCCTTCATTCAAAGCTTCTACTTCACTCTCTTCACTTTCTATATCGTCGTCAGGTGTAGTCACTGCATCTTTTTCTGTAATCTCATCTAACTTTAACTTAGCGTCATCATTTAATAAGTCTGGAGAATTTGCTGGTAAGTCTTTTAACTTATAAAACAAGTTCTGTAACTTCATAGAATTCTCTGCACTGATTACGTAACCTAGTGCTTCCATGTTATTTAGAACTAACTGTAATATACTTTTACGTTGGTCTACTCCTTTTTGGATAGTTACTTTTCCATCTTTACCTGTAACTTTACTTCCAGCTGGAAAACTAAAACTTCTAATGGCTGCTTCTAACTTATCTGCTTCTTCATTCTTACCATCTTTTCTAAATAGATTAACTTGTATCTTTAAAGAGTTTAGTGCACTACGTAAAGCAAGTTGAATAGGAGGAGTCTTAGCTGTTGACTGAGTTAACACTTTATACGTAGAGTATAGAGCCATGCCTGCTATTTCTAATTGGAAGTCTTGGCCAAACTCAGACAAGTATCCTATAGTTTTGTTGTTAGCATCTACTAAAGGTACTTCTGTTTTCATTCTTTGTTCCTTTACAGCTTCTGGATCTAACTTCAGATTACCTAGTCCCACTGTATCAGGATTTACTGAACTACGTAGAACCTCAGGACTATTGTTCATGTATGCCTCTACGTCTTTACTGAACTTTAAGTTAGTAGGAAAGGTGTCTTTCATCTCTGCCTTAATCTCTGCAACCATAGTCACATACTCTTGAGCAGTCATACCGTTAGTGTCTCTACGTAAAGCTTCTTTACTTAGTGGGTTCTTAAGAGGAAGAAGAATAGTGTCTGTAGTGTTTAAAGCAGGAAGTATCCAGTTATCTTTAATCCACTGACGCATTTCATTTACGTCGTCTACTGTTACTTCGTAGTATTTACGTGCTTGCTTGAATGGACGTGTAGGTAATGCTGGAGCTGGTATTACTTTAGTTTCTTCTGTAGTGGGAGTAGTTTGTAAGGGTGCTTTAGGGATTTTCACAAAATCAATTACTACAGAGAAGCTGTTTCTTACATCATCTAGTTTAGTTTGTATATCAGCTTTTAAACTTTCTGAAATGTCTGCACTTAAATCGTACTCATAATTCCCTACTACTTCCGTGTACAACTCAACAGTAGGCTCATTAAACAATTCTTGTGCTTTAGGTTCAAACTCTGTAAGAATAGTGGTAAACGGTACTAGGTTTCTTTTTATACTAACCACTTTAGTTGCGTAGTTTTGATTGAAGTACTCAAGTTCTTTTCCTTGTAACCCTGTGTATTGGAATGTAGCGTACTCTGAGTCTCTAGTAGCTAACCCTAAATCTACTAGTTTTAACCAGACTTTAGCTGCTTCTGGTTTAAACCCATCACTGTTGACTAGAAATTTTCCCCTTTGTTTAGCTTGTTCTCCTTTTAATATATACAAAGCTACTCCTAGTCCTTTATTTCTATACTCTTTTGGAAGTTGAATATGCTCAGGCTCTACTGTGTTTTTACCTTCTATAGGTGCAAATATAATCTTACTGGGGTCTAAAGGTTTTTCTTCATCTATAAGTTCATTAGGGTTTTCTCCTATACGTAATAACGTCTCGATGTCGTCTATGGCTTTTAATATTCGTGAGTCTACTGAGTTAGTAGTCTCCTGAGCTAGGTGGATGTCTTGAACAGTCTCTAGGTTTGGAAATAATCCTTTTACCCACTCAAACGTGGGTTCTTGACTCTCTGCATCTACTGGCATGTTAGGAGCTACTGTCTCCTTAAACTTTCCATGCAGAGTCTCAAAGTCAGTAGAATACACGTAGTTCATTATACGTGAGGTCTCCTGTTCTCCATAGGCTTGAGTTAGTGCAGTTGCTAATACAGATTTCTTTCCATTCCAAGAAGTGTAACAATTCATACTTTGTAGATTTTGACTACAAATGTAAGACTATCTTAGCACTTCTTAAAAGGATTCCAACTAATAGACTTAAAGCCTTGTGCTTTTAATGCAACTAAAGCTTCATCTACAGTCATTCCATTACGTTCAGACTGTGGTGTACTATACAATAAAGAACTTAAAGCTTCTGGTGTAACTGCTGTCCCGTTCTCTATATGCGGAGTTGCTGGTTCAAGACTTTCAAACTCATCTGCAAAAGGATTAAACGTGTCATCTATAGCTTCTGTTGCCGTTATTGGTGTAGTATTAGGAGCAAAGTCTACAAAACCTGTGTTAAACTTAATTACTGGGTTAGATGCATAAAACTTCTCACCTGTTTTAGGCTGACTACGATTAGTACTTGGAACACTTAAAGGTCTAATGTTAGTAGAAATCTTAGACATGATAAAGTTTCTATAAGTAGGATAACTTTTAGTAACCCACTCACCATTGTTATTCACGTTTAACTCTATAAAAGGGTCATCTTCTTCAAAAGAAAGTCCTTGTATATTTCCCTTCTGAATGTTGACAAGCTGAGGTCTGTTCTCCAGAAACTCTTTTAACATTTCTACTGAGTCACTATCTAGTTCTCCATTCTTGTTGATACTTAACTTCTTTACTACAGAACCTTCTTCAGTTTTCTTACAGATTTCAATAGTAAACCCATGGCCGTCTTTACTAAAATCTATAGCGTACCCTTTGTATTTTGGGTCAATTAAGAACTTAGTAATGTCTGTGGTATAAGAAAAGTACTGCGTAAATACATTACGTAGGTCTTGCAGTTTGTCTATTCGTTTACCTATAAGGTTTTCTATACGGTCTATATCTTTTTGGTTCTTTTCTGTACTTTGCGCTATTACTATCTCAAGTAATCTTTTAACAGCAGGAAAAGTATCATTGTCTAAAAGTGTATTAGGTTTTACAGTCATAGGAATCATAGTACCATTAGCTCCAGGAACTAAAGCAACTACTTGTCCTTCCATTCCTTTTCTATAGACTACAGAAGGGTCACCACCTGTCATAGAAGTCAAAGTATCAGATACTACGTGAAGTTCTAACTCACTAATAAATCTAGCAGCTGGTTCGTATTTATGAGCAAGGTTTACACGTCCTGCACCTTTAGTTTCTACAACACTGTTTAACGTAGCGCCTGTAAGATGTGCATTGATAACAGCCTCTCTAATCTTACGAAGCCTGTCCGCTTCTGCTTGTGCGTTTCCACTTATTGTTCCTCCATTACCATCAGATATTAAATCTACCACGTGGATAAATCTATCATCAGAAGTAGAACCTGGTATTTCTGCCAAGATCCATCCTACTTTATGAATGTACGTAGTGTATCCTGTTGGGTTACCTGCATCGTCTAACACTTCTACCTTAATAGGAATGTTGTCTATAGCATCTTGTCTTTCAGCTTCATCAGAAGAGTTTAATCCTCTTAAGTAATCTTCTACACTTTTTTCTCTTTCTAAGTTTAACTTATCTCCTGTATAGTCAGAAGTAGACTCAGGTTTAACAGCTAAACCATCATAGTCCATATCTACAGATATACTAAGTTTAGTACCTGGAGGTAATCCTTCTTTACGTAAAACATCTAAGTCTGTTTCTGAAGAGACTTTTCCTGTATTATTCCATACTCTATCTCCTTCTTTTACATCTCCAGGAGGAGCATCCATTACAGTAGTGTTGTAGGCTACTATATTCTGATGGGCCACAGCATTATGGGGACTGACTTGCTTAGCTCCATGCTGACGTCCTGACTCATTAGTACTAGGTATGAATTCAGCAGGCACGAATTCTACTGAGTGTACTTCTTGGTCTATGTCTAAAGTGTCTGTAGTTTCTTCTGTAGTTTCTGTTGTTGGTTCTTCTATAGGAAGTTCTTCTAATACACTTGCAGACTCTACTACTCTAAAACCTTTCTCTTCTATAGCAGCCTTAGCTATGTTAAAGTAAGGAGCTGCTTCTCTTACAGTCAATCCGTGAGAAGTAGCAAAAGGAGCAAACGTAATGTCATCATGAACTACCTCTTCCATGTGTTTAGCTGTTGCTTCTTCTACGTAGGTTGCTAAGTCATCTGCTAGTTGTACAGTTGCATCACTTCTACGTAAGTTATCAAGAGTTTCTTCAAATACAGTTTTAGTAGGAAGGACTTCTTCGGACGCAAGGGGTGGAGAGACTGGATCCATTGTAGTTTCTTCTGGAACTTCTTCTTCTGTTACTGGTTCAGCCTCAGCTTCTGGTAGTGGGTTCTTTTGGTTCTCATCTACTTCTTCAGTACTTTGTAACTCAACCATAGTTGCTTCAATTAAAGCTTGGTTTTCTTTTAAAAACTGACTAAGTTGCGTAGGTAGTGATTCTAGTGAAGCTAAGATTCTTGCACGTTGTACTTCTTTCTGTCTAAACTGTTGTAAGATTTTATTGTACAACTCTTTTCTTTCTTCAAGTAAGTTAGCTAATGCAGGATTCTTTGTAGCTTCATCAATTAAGTTGCGTAGGTTTTCTAAGTCTGCTAAGTTGTTACGCATAGTGGCAACTACTTTTCTTAACTCTTTCTCATTTTCTTTTTGCAGTCTTTCATACTGTTTACGTACTAAGTCTTCTCTAGTCTTTAAATTCTCAACCCTTCCTCTCAAAGCTTTTTGAGTTGCAAGGGTTTCTTTTTCCATTTTAGCATTCAACTCTTTGTAGTAGTTGCTAGTAATCTTCATTACAGAAGAAAGACTTTTAGCCGTAGACAATTCCTTTAAGTGCTCATCATGTCCTTTAATCATATCATCAAGTCTAGATGCTACGTTGGATAATCTACGATAATTAGCTGCTATAGGAAGTCTTTCGTTTACATCTTTATAGTAGTCTGATATAGTTTTATTAGGGTTGTTTTCTAACCACGTTGCGTAAACAGTAGAAGCTGCTAAAGTCTCTGCGTGTTTATCTAAATCCTTTTCTAAAGAAGCTTTACGTATCTTTAATCTTTTGATTCCTTTACTAATGCCTTTTGTACGCATAGGAGGAACAGGAACAGTGGCGCCAGTTTCTGTAAGTACTTCATCTACATCTTCTTCTTTTGCTTTTATGTCTTCTAGTATACCAAGTTTTCTTTCTACTTCTGCTAGAGATGTAGTAAGTTCATGATTACGTTTAAGCATGTTTTGCTCTTCATCTAAGTTGTTAGCAATGCCACTATCAAAAGCATTCATTTCTTTTAACTCTTTATCTACTAACTTCTTTCTTTCTTCTAATAAGTACTTCTGTGCTTTCTTATGGAAGACCCATTGCTTAAGAGGCATCTCTGCGCCTTCTACATGTTTGTCACCGATAGTTTCGTAATCAAACTCATTTTGCTCATAGATTTTTTGAATAGCATCTAAGTCTTTCATAGCTTTCTCTGCTTTCTCCTTGTACGTAGTATCACCTACTTTTGTAGCAAAGCCAAGTCTAGTGGCTGCTGTATGTCCTTGTGCTTTACTACGTGCATCCTGTAATACCGCTAAGTTCTGTGCTAGTTGAGTCTTTTCATCTGCGTCTTGAGAAGCGGCTATTTGTGTTTGTGTAGCTGCTATCTTTTCATCTAATTCTTCTGTATCTACTTTAGTGTTGTCTATGTTAGCAATAGACTGAAAAGTGTTCTTAAGACTATCTCCCATACCAAGAGCCACAGAGTTACGAACACTAAGATTAAGCATTTCGTCTCTAAGAAGTTGAGCTTCTTCTGGTCTACCATTCTTAATGGCATCCTCCATCTTCTTTGTAGTGTTGTAATAGTATTCTGCATCATTTTGTACTCTTCCTTTAATAGCGTCAAAAAAGTCTACTCCTTGTATTCTAGCCATTTCTTTTTTAGACACTCTACCATTGATAGGTATGATTCCAAGTATCTTACTTGAGTGATATTCTTTAGCAGCATCTTCTGGATTAGTTACTGGTTTTCCCTCTGCATCTACTAAGTTGTTTTCTCCATCTACTCTACTTTGCTTTTCTACTTTAAATAGTGGATTGTTCTGTGTAATGCTTTGTTGTCCAGGGCCTGCTATAGCTCCTAAGATAAAGTTGAATGCACCCTCATCATCATTTACTCTATTGATGTAGTTTTTTAATTGCCCAAACTGTCCTAAGAAACTGTAAGTATTTCCTTTCTTTCCCTCTTCTATACCTGTACGTTCAGCAAACTGATTAGTTAATTCTTCAAGACCTTCTGCTCCCATTTCTCTTAACGTAGAAAGTGAAAGTAATCCTTCTTTTTTTCCTAACTCTTTAGCGTATTTACTACCAGTTTCTCCCGCTAATCTTTCCATATACTTAGCTAATCCTTTTTCACCTAAAGCAGCTTCTGCACTTGACATACCAAGTACTCTTCTAGCCACTTCTACAGTTTCATCTACATCGTGTCTAAAGAACTGAGAAACTCCTCCCATCATGTTTAGACCTGTATTGATTACAGTGTTAAGTTGTACTGTAGTCTGAGCTGATTCACCTGCTATTCTACGTGCCTCTGCATCTGCTTCTTCTTCAGAATAACCTTCAGCTTGTAATTTAATAAATTGGTGTTGGTATACTTCATCGTAAACATGTTTACCTGACATAGCACCTTCTGTGTATGCCATCATACCAGCAGTCATCCACTGTTCTCCTGCTCTAGCTAATTTCATGCCTCCTTGAAGTGCACTTCTACCAGTTTTAGCTATTCCAGTAACTTTCCCTACTTCTGCTAAACCTCTAGTAGCTATTTTTCCTAAAGTCATTCCTTTTCCTGCTATAGATCCTACTTTGCCTATTTCTCCTAGTACTTTAGCAAATCCTGCACCATCTAAAGCAAAAGCAGCCAATGTAGTTATTAACCCTTCCCCAGTCTCTAATACAGAACTTAAATCTGTAAAGTCAAAAAGTTTATCTGATTTTCTATACAAAGGAAAGTTAGCATCTAACCAAGAGTTAGCATCATCCATAGCATTAGTTAAACCATTTTGATAATCATTAGCTGAATCGAACAACTCAGGAATATAACCTACACTTTGCACAAGGTTAGTACCTATTTTAAGAAAAGTACGAGGTACAAAATTTCTCCACTTTTCTAATGCCGATTGCTGTTCTCCTAGTATATGTTCTAAGTTTCCTTGTGCTGGAGAATAACTAGCTCCAGAATATTTAGGAAGTGCTTCTAAATTTAAGTCTACAGCTGGATTACTTTTAAACGTGGAAGGTATAGAAGGAAGATAAAAAGAATTTGGGTCTTGTTTTCCTACTTTTTGTGCTTCTGGTTTTTCTGTTCCCCATCCTACTCCATCATACTCGTTGTTTAAATCTTCTAATGCCATCCTAATTATTTGTGTAGTTTAAAAATGTTTCCCAATCTGTTTTGCTACTATTAAGTTTTTTAGTTACTCCATTAGGTATAATAGTACCGTCTTCTTTATGTACGCTAAAAGTATTACCGTCCTTGTGAATGTTTACAACTATTTTTGTAGGTTTTCCATTAAGAGTAATCATTAAAGGTTCTCCATTTCTATTAGTAGTTATTCTTTTTCCTGCTATAAATGGTAACTCACTTCCTACGTCTCCTCTTTGAGCTGTTTTTTGTAAGTCTATTACTCCTGTTATGTCATCAGCATTAGACATTAAATAAGGTAACATTTTTTGCATGTTAGGTACTTTTATATAAACAGTTCTATTAAATTCTTTAGTCTTAGCATCATACAAATTTAACTGTGTAAGATTACGTCCTGGTATAATGTTTACTTCTTTATCGTTAATAGTAAGACCTTCATCCTTCATCAAATCTAGTAAATTACCTTCTTGTGCTCCTCCTATGTTGTTTAAGTATGCAAAGTTTCCAGGTGAAGAAAGAATAGCAGATTTAAACTTCTTGTGATTAGGAGTAACATCATCTAAAGCTGCAGTAGGTGTAGTCATCTTCATATTTTTAAAAGATTCTTTAGCTCCTGGAGTTTCTCCAAAGTGTAAAGAATTTAACTTGTCCCTATAATTAAGACCTCTACCAGTTGAATATATTTGTCCTTCAGATTCAAGCCAGTTAAATAACTCTGGGTTTTTAGCTTTAGTTACTACATAGTCTTTTCCATTAGCTTTTACTTTGAATCCTACCCAAGTTCCGCCACTAGTAAATAACTGACCTAGAACAGAAGTTGGTGCATTTTCTACTATTGGCTCTAACTCTCTTCCATTAACTAAAGAGTTTAGTATAGCTTCTTTAACTCCTGGTGCATAAGTTAATTTAGGTAAACTTTTTTCATACTCTTGTCTAGCTTTTCCTTGAATAGTTCTATAATCTTCTCCATAAGCTTTTTTAGCTACTGGATCTAATGAAGACTGTAAGAAAGTTTTATAATAAGAAAGTTCATTTTGTGCAGCGGCTACTGCTCCAGAATACTTTTCAACATCAGCTTTAGCTTTTTCAACTTGTTCTTTAGAGTACTTTGTAGGATTACTAAGAATGTTATTAGCTATCTTAAGTTGGTAGTTACTCATTTCTAGTTCTTTTTCAAGTGGTTCAATTCCTTTAGATTGCATATCAGACAAGGATTCAAAAGGTGCACTTAAAAGTGCTACGTTACCTACTAAAGCAGGTAATGCATTATTTTCTTCTGCTTTTGCGGCTTTAGCTCTTTCTTCTTTTTTCTTTTCAAATACTTCAGCTAGAGTTGCTAATTGATATGGACTAGGTTCAGTCTTTATTTCCTTAGTTATACTAGAAATTTGTTTAGTAGCAGCGTAGTTAAATATATCACCGTAAAGAGTATTATAGACATCTTTAGTTGTTAGTTGTTGTAAAGCATTAGTTGGAGTTATTTCTCCTTTTAAGACTTTATCTTTTAATAACTGTTCTGAAGCTATTTCATCTTCGTTAACTCCTGTAGGAACAAATTTGTTTTGGAAGAAGTCATAAGCAGCTTTATCATCTACGCCATTAGTGTTGGCAAAAGTTTGTAGTCTAGACTGTTTGTCCAAATATTGAAAAAGTTTAGTACCTGGAGTTTTAGCAGCTGAATCAAAAGCTTGTCTAATTTTATCTACTCCTATAGTTTCATAAATACTACCGTTTTTATATTTTTCATATAAAGTCCCTATATCTTCAGTTACACCATACTTATCAGGACCTAACATAGATAATACTTCACGTGTAGCCTCATCAGGATCAGGTAAGTCTCCCCAGTTCTCACCACTTTTAAAGCCACCTACTTTTCTTCCCATCTCATCAAACTGTAATGGTTTAGAACCAGCTAAAGCTTTAGCTTTCATATCATTCTTTTGAGACTCTGTCCAACCTTTATACTTATCTATTTCATCATAGTACGTAGCTTCTTGTTTAGCATCATTAGCTATAGCTCCTAGTTTACTATGTACGTTTCTTCCTAAAGACATTAAAGGACGAGTGTAGTGTTCATAGTCTCCTTTCTTAGCTATTTCATCTAACTTTTGTGTAGTCTCCATAGCTATCTTGTCTAACTCTGGTTTACCCATTGTCCCTGCTGGAGCTTGAGCAATCAAGTCTCTAGTAGTTGCATCTATCTGCACACCTACTTCAAACTTCTTGTCAAGTTCTTCACGTAGTCCTTTAATATCAGCGGCCATACCTGGGATGTACTTTGGTATGGCATTCTCACTTGTGTTTACTAGTCTAAAATTATCTGATGCTGCCATTATATTATCGGTTTTAAGTTCATACGTTTAATCATTCTTCCTGCTGTGTAACCTCCCCACTTCTTTTCAGTTAACTCTCCAGGTTTCTTAGCTTTTAGTTTGTCTAAAAAAGTTTCTGAAAAAGTTTTTGAATTTTTTTCAGCTTTCTTAAGTTCTTCATCTAGAATAGATCTTTTTAAAGTCCCATACTCATCTTTACCAAACTCTAACTGAGCTTTAAAGTTTTCCATGTTGTACGCATTCTTCTGGTCTTGCATTCCCATATACTTACCAACTGCATTAGCTATGTTTTCACTTCGTGCACTTGTCAAAGCATTCTTTCTAGCAGCTTGCTCAGCATTAAAAGCTGCTAGTCTGTCTGCATTAGAACTATTTACTTGTCTGTTAATAGTAGCTTCTTGATTAGCGATTCCTATGTTAGTGTTACGTTCATTCTGGTTGATAGATGACAACTGATTTACACTTTGTCCTAATGCCCCTAGTTTCATTAAACCTGCAGTTTGTGCATCCATAGAGTTATCTAAACTTCTAAAAGTTGTGTTCATTCCTCTACGTACTTCATTACGGTCACTATCCATATTCTGTCTTTCAAGTTGTATTTGATTTTCGTAGATAGGAGAAGGCACTGCTGCTGGTTGTCTAAAAGAGTTTAGTATATTAGACAAGTAAGGAACTCCAGAAGTTCTATAAGGCGGAAGTTGTGGAGTTTGTTTAGTTGCTACTGTTGGTGTTGTAGGAGTGGTAGGATTTACTACTGTATCTCCAAAAGGAGTTTGAGGAGAATACCTATCATCTTTAACTATTGTTTGTGGTTTTACTCCATACATCTCATTTCCACTCATAATAGGTTGTTGAGGTATAGGAGTATTAAAAGTTTTAGCAGGTTCAGGCAATCTTAAAGACTGATCTTGCATAGGTTTAACAGGAGGTGCAACTGGTTTAGGAGTTGGTGGAACTGTTCCAGTTACAGAGGGTCCAAGTATTCCGTTTACAGATTGTCTAGTGAATTCAGGTAAGCCTTGTTTATTTACTGGAGTACCTACACTAGGTGGTGTAGGTAAAGACCTTGTTGTTTGTGGTGTAGTAGTTTGTGCTGTAGTTGTAGCTCTTGGTCTAGTTACACCTCTGCTTCTAGCCATTTCTCTATACTTTTCAAAAGTAGTACCCTTTCCTTTTTCATTCCCATCTTCCCAATTTTTTAAAGTTCCAGATTTTAAAGCAGCTTGAAAACTTTCACTATCACCCGCTTGGTGATATACTCCAAATCTTTCTTCTTTAGTAAAGTCTGGAAGTTGTTTAGAAACTTCTTTTCCATAAAGTTTTTCCATTCTATTATACTCAGGTACCTGGTATTGTTCAAAGAATTTGTCTTGTATACGTTCATCATTTACGTAAAGTTTTTTAGCTTCTTCTAAAGTTTTAGCTTTAGTTACTTTCATTAAAGCTTTAGCATACGTTGGACTTGTTTCAAATCCTGTTTGATACTTACCTATGTATTTAGCATTAGGGTTTATAGCTCTTGGGTCTTCCCCAAAGCTAGACTCTACTGAAGATATATACTTTTTAAGCCACTCTTTATCTATAGAAGGGACTGTTACTTTTCTTTGTGGTACTTTTTTCTTTGCCATTACGCTAGATTTAATTGTTTACGTACTTGTTCTTGTTGTGCTTTAAGCATTTCTACTTTTCCTTGGAGTAAACGTAGTGCATTCACTCTATCAGGAGTCATAGGTTTCTTTTCTATCTTACCCATAGCTCTTGCTAATGGTCTATGTAAGTCTGCAAAACCTAGTTTCTTAGAGAAGACATAACTACCCTCTGTAGTTTCTCCTGCTTCTACTTCAGCTCCTAAGTCTGGAAGTGCTTCTCCTCCTTCTGCATGAGACCTACCTTTTACTTCTGTAGCATTCTCAGACATAGGTTTCATGTTAGAATTCTGTCTGTTCATCATAGCAGCTGCTAAAGGTCTCTTCATTAATCCTCCATCAGCGTACATAGCTGTATTATCTACGCCTACGTTGTTGTTGAAGTTTAAAGTTGAAGCTGCTCTATCTTGATAAGCTGCTTGGTCTTTAGCTACTTGCTTAGCCTTATCCCTTTCTCTTTTCTTAGCCATTACTACTCCTGCAACTCCTCCTACAACTGCGCCAACTACTGCTCCAGCTGGACCAAGTTTTGCTCCCATAGAAGCTCCTTGCAATGCACTACTAATTCCCATTTTCCCTCTGTCTGTTGCATCATATCTACCATACTGTCCAGCATCACTAAGTGGCATTACACTAGAAGCAAGAGAAGCAGCCATTCCTAAACCATCACTTAGTTGACCATTAGTAGTGTCTTTAAAAAGATTGTTCTTATCTTTTTGTTCACCATTGTCTTCACCACTATTTTGTGCAAATCCATTAATGTTATCTCTAAAGTCTTTTTCTTCTTCTCCTTCTGTATCTCCTCCAATACCAAACTTTACGTTACCAGCACTTACGCCATACACATCTACGCCCATACTCTTTTTATTAGAAACTGGTGGAGCCTTAGGAGCTAACCAGTTTCTTTCGTCGTTTATGATACCTAGGTTTCTCACGTAGCCTCCCAACTCTCTTTTATTCATTCCTGTTGCTACTTTGTAACCTGTGTCACTAAACATATCTGCAACTCTGTTAGAAGGCATAGGCATTACGTTTCCTGCATTCCTAGCTCCTTCAAACCCATTGTACTTTAGTCCACTAGGAGTCATGTTAATCGTTGGGTACACTACAGGATTACCTCCAGTCTTATCTAGATCGTAAGCCATATAGTGTGTAGATCTTTGTGAGTTTGGTAGATTCTGTAGTCTAGGTTCTCCCATAGTGTTTGATTGTAAAGAAGGCTGGTTAGGATCCATAGCTCTCTGCATAGCTTCTCTACTTCTATTACGAAAAGCTAGTACTTTAGAAATAGCTGCGTCTGAAGGGTCTAGTGCTCCTCCGTCTTCACACTTACGAAGTCCACCTCCGTTTTTATATTTTCTCATTGTATAGTCGTTTATGTTTGTATTTTTTAGTGAAGTAACTTTTCCACCATACTCTAGTTTAACTGGTTTAGTGTAAGGAATTAAGGTATCTCTTTCAGGTAATATATAAACTTTACTATTATCTTTTAACGTAGAAAATCCACAACTTGTTCCATCAAGATTAATACAACCATTACTCATGTTACGTGAAGTCTTGTTAGTAGTATCTTTTAAAGCTGCTATTCTGTTCATGTATCCAGTTCCATGTATAGCTTTACTACTTTCTTTTCCTTCTTCATCTGTAAGTGTTAAAAGTTGTCCTGTTGGTCCGTAACTTTCTATTCTATGGTTCTTAGCTTCTTGCCATGCATCTTTGTCTATTATCTTCTTTATTTTGTTTTTTAACCCTATAGGTTCAGTATAGTTAGTTATTAACTTTGTAGAGAATACTCCTGCAGGTGTAATCTTTTGTTTAATTTGGTCTAAGTAATCGTAATAATCTTTGTACTTATCTTTTAAGTCACTCTTATAATATTCTTGTTGACTTGGTGCTGTAGTTACATCTCCTGAATCTACTCCAGTAATAATAGGTTCATTCTTTATACGTTTTCCATTTCTGTCTACGTAAACAATGTTATTACTGTTCTTATCTATTACTGCGTAGTTAAGTGTATCATTCTTACTCTTATTAGCTTGTACGTATTTGATTTGTGCGTCAATCAAAGAGTCTCTTCTTTTAACTTGCGGTTTAGTACTAATCCTCATAGGAGAAGGTGGGGGTGTAGTCAATCTAGGAGCTGCTTGTCTTACACTATTTGCATCTACTGCTGTAACCGTGTATGGAGTAGGAGGTATTACGACTTTTTTATTTATAGGTCCACCGTTTCCAAACTTCTGCTCTCCTTTAGTATTTGGTTGATACTCTTGATTCTGAACTTTCTTTTGTAACTCATCTCTAAGACTATCACTGTATAACTGTTGATTTTTATACATCTCTGTACTGTCACTATAGTCTTTAGCCTTTTTAAAAGAGTATACAGCTTCTGCCGCATCAATACCTCTACCTAAAGGAAGCATCTTTTTAACAACAGAAGGTTTACTAAATATGTCTGAAGCAGGTATAGTCTTAGTTCCAAAAGGTATTTTTAAATAACCTGATAAAGCATCTACAGGAACTTGTGCGTACTCTTTTCTATTTAAGTCATTAACAATATCTAGTGCTGCTAAACTTGTTCCTAATACAGGAGGTCCAACAGCTTGAAGAGTATTAGATAAACCATTTTCAAAGTACTCATTAGCTTTTCTACCGTAGTTTAAAACTTTTTCAGAGTATCCTTTTTTTCTTAAAGCATCTGTATTCTTTTTAGCAATAGCTTCTGGTGTATTAGAAGCTGTAACTGAAGGTTTTAGATTAATGTCATAGTTAGGTAACTGTAGTTTTCTTTTAACTGTAGGCGTAGAGGGATAAGTCGCTTGTCCACGATTATCTACTTGCGTAACTGTGTAAGAAGGATTAGCTACTATAGGTTTCTTTAATCTTGTTTTACTTTTAGCCATGTTATCTATTTGCTTTTTTAGCATCCCCTGATACTTCGTGTAAAATTAGTTGTTTTTGCTGAGAATTATCGAACTCTAATCTAACAATTGCGTACTTGTCTTGTATAAACTCTTTTTCATACCAGTCTTTAGCTCCTACTGCTGTAATGTCTAAAGCGTAGTTATCAAAAAGGTCTTTCAAGAATGTTATTCCTTTCTCCTTAACCACATCTCTAAAGTCATTAAAACTCCACACTCCCTGAGTTTGTCTATTACGTTGATACTGCAAGTCTGCAAACTCCTGTACAGTATTTAAAGGAATACGTCCTGTGTGCTGTGTACTATTCCAGATAGAGATATGAGTCAACGTATTCCACTCAGCCTCTTTACTAGAGTAGTCTGGAGTATCAGTCTTTACTGTAGTAACCCAGTTTAAAGCGTAAAGCATAAACTCTGTATCTGATTTGAATACTACGTCTATGAAGAAAGGCTTTGTTTCTGGCTCAGCAGTAAAACTTTGGTTGTGGTATTGACCGTACTTACCTGCGTTATGTTCGTAGTGATACACTAGTCCATCTTGTTTTAAGTTAAACAACTTATCTCTAGTATGGAAATAAAAGTCAGGAATAAAGTCGTGGAAGAATACCCACTCATTACTCTGTGGTGCGTAAGAAATAGTAAAAGATTTATCCTTTAAGTCTACGACATCTTCAAACAGAAGACAGAACGTGCCTTTAGAGGTTACTACTTTTTTAAGGTATTTGCAACTATAGTCCCAAGTAGTAGCTGAAGGGTTAAAGTTATATGCTGAAAGTTGTGTACATCCGTTCATGTCTAAATTGGTTTATAGCCTAGTAAAAGTATTCCGTGATCATCGCCTGCACTTGCAAATCCTCCTGGCAGTTGTTGCGCTGATAGTTTAGTATATGGAGTTGTGCCTAGTATTCCGTTTCCATAGAACCATCCTTTATTTTGAAGTGTCCATCTATAGTAACTTACTATAGGTTGTCCATTCTTATTTATTCCAGAATAAACAGTATTAGGGTCTGGAGTAAAAGCTGTTATATTATGATCAGTTAAAGTTGCTATAGAATTATATGGGGCAGGTACGTCTGTTAAAGGATTAGTAACAGTTAGAATATTAGAAGTATTACTGGCTTGAGTAGCTAATCCTTCTACTCCATATTGTCCTGTCATACTATAACCTGCGTCTCCTGGGAATAATACTGTTCCTACTACTCCTGATGTTATAGGGTCTGTCTCACAACTAGCAATAGAAGAACTACAAGTTCTAGCTACAAAACTAATATTTCCTATTTGCATTCCAAACTCTACTTCTATAGTAGCATTGTTTCCTGGAAGGTTTGCGTAAATATGTTGTAATCTAGGTAATGGACCAAACCCACTAGAAATAACAGACCAAGGACCTCCATTAGTTCTAACTCTATATAAAGCAGGCATTTCTCTTGTTATAACGTAGGTGTCTATTCTTTCACCTGGAGTAGGAACACTCACCACTGTTGCTTCACTTACGTTTAAACTAAACTGAATTATAGAAGGGTTAGAGTACACTTGTTGGTCTGTTCCTGGTTCACAAACTCTTTGTACTTCTAACTCGTAGTAAGCTTGTTCAGTAAGATGAAAGTCTAAAAAACTTCCAGTAGTAACTCCACTTATAAGAACTCCGTTTATAGTAACAGGTACTCTAGTTAGTGTACCCCCTAAGTTTTCTAACTTCCATAAAGTGTACACAAAAGTATTAAAAGCAGCAGAAGTCCAAGCGACATGGTAGTCATTAGGACCAATCCAAGAACCTGTTAAAGATAAAACTGGATTACAAGTAATTGCATTAGGCTCACACTGATCAGGAGAGTTTGTTGGATTTAGTCCTTTGTACTTTAAATACTTTCCATCCATAAAGACTATATCTTCAGGATAAACAAACTGTCCATTACCCACTACTAAAGAATTACTTACGGGTTGTCCGTTTAGAATAAGAGTTTGTACAGACGTAATAGAATCTGAAGAAAACGGTATACCTCTTATAGGACTAGTAGGTTCTAAGTTCTTTACAGAAACAAATAGTCTTTTATAGAACTGATCCCAGCCTATAGTTATAGAGTTATTACTGTTAAAAGAATTTGCTCCTCTTACTTTTAAGTACTCGTTTAAGAACCTACCAATATCTCCGTTAATAGCAGATAGTTTCTTGTCACTGAATATGTACATCTCTCCTACTTTAGCATCAGGGAAAACGTAGCCAATTGGAGTGTTTACACAGCATAAGTCGCTTTGAGTTCCTCCGTATCCTAGATTAGACTGTATTGCTTCTTGTGGTTCAAACTGGAAGATGTCTCCAGATCCTAAAGTTACTCCTAGTAACCCTGTTTCTAACTTTACTTTATCACGTGTAAGGAATAAAGCGTGAAGATGATGTATAAGTAAACTGTCTGAGATAGCAGATAAGTTGACGATTGGTCCTCTATCTTTTTGGCAGTCATAGTAGTCTGCAGCTAAGAAAGTTCTCCAACTACGTGTGTTCTGTCTAGACAACTTACCACCTCTAGCTATCCTATGAGGAAACTCTGTAATGTATTCACGTAAAGGACTATATATGTCCTGAGCAACTAAGTCATTGATTCCCTCTGCACCTTTGTAGTATCCAAACTTATTAGGGTCTAAAGTAGCATCCCAGAATGCAGGATAACTACCAGGGAACGTAGGAGATGAAGAAGTTTCTATTTGACTTTTAGGATAGAACTTTCCTTGAGGTGTATTCTGTTCAAACAGTGACCAAGTGTTTACTACGGACTCACATAAAAGTCTGTAAACAAATCTTTCTGTTTTCATGTACGGATAAGAAGTAGGTCTGTCTGCTCCAGAACCATCATCTGTAGGTACGTCATAATCTTGTTTTACTCCGTGAGTATGAAATGTGTACGGCCCTAAGAAACAATCTCCGCCAAAGAATGCATCTGTGTTACCTATATACTTGTGTCCACCTGCAGATACTAAGTTTTGATTGTAGTATTCTTTATACATATCGTCTTTAACTTCACATAGTTCAGTAAAGCTAAGTTGATTAGTAGTAAGATTAGGTATAGTAGTACCAGACCCAACTGTAGTAGCTACAAGAGAAGGAGGAGTAGTCCCTAAAAGATTTCCTATTAAAGCTTCTTCTATGTATACGTTATTTGTCTCTGTCGTAATACTATGGTTCTTTATCCATTTAGCTTTGTCTACTCCTGATATTTTATAAGCTGAAGGAAATAACGTAGCGGTAGTAATAGACTTAGTGCAGTCTACCATATACACGTTACAAGGTTTTCCACTTGCCACTGTTCCTGGATTAGAAAAAGTCCATTTAACATACTTCTGTTCTACTTTACCGTTTAAGTTTAACTCACGTGCTATGAAGTTAGGTTCTATAGTAGGATGAAAGATATTTAAGTCTGGACTAAGAAACCTGAACTTGTTCCAAGTAATCTGCCAGTCATTTACGCCACTACCTGTTCTAGTAATGTTACATCCTGTAGAGAAAGTCCTAAGTGGGTCTTTAACTGTATTAGTAGCTCCTTGGATTAATACGCTTTGTGCGTACACTGACATATTAGAGATAGTTCTCTTAGCATAGAAAAGCTCGTAACCTATAATGTCTCCTTGATACTTTAATGGTATCTGTATGTTTGTTAGTCTAATACCTAGTACATCTAACTTAGAAGTACCGTAAGAAGTTTCACTACTATAAAGATTTTCTTTACACCAACCTATAGAAGGCATTTTATGATGTCTTACTTTCTTACCTCTTAAGTCTAGACCTCCTAAGGCAACACTATTAAAGTTAGGAGTGTTAGGATAAGTCTCGTTTTGGTTTTCATGCACACCTAATCTTCCTATTTTGTTTGTACTACTAAACGTAGTAATAGTATCTTCTACTTGGAACTTAGGTCTAGTTACTCCTCCTGTAGTTCCTACAGTTGATGTAAGATAGTTTGCAGCAGTTGCTGGTACTCCTGGTATTGTGAAAGCTATAGTCTTAGTACCGTTAGCACGCAGATACTTTACGTATAATGCATAAACTTCTCTATGCTTAAAAGTTTTCTTAGCGCCACTAGATAACTCTTCTTGGTCAGAAATATCTTTTAACTCACTAGTCCATTCAGGAATAATCAAGTTAGCATACTGTTGCATATCTAAAAGGTCGTCTTCTCTAGTAAGATTACCTATGTAAAGAGCATCATTTAGTTGCGTCATAGTACCTACTTTATTGTAGCGTACTTGTCCTACTAAAACTTCTGTAATGTCTATACTATCTCCATCAGGACTATCCGATACTATACTCATACTACTGCCTCCTATTAACTGTTTAGGAAGTACATAACATGCAGTTACTCCTTTAGTCTTAGCAATCACTACTAACTCTAAGTACTGATAACTAGTGTCTACGTTCTCTAGTTTAAAGTTTAAACCTGCTACGTCTTCAGTATTAATAATACAACCTCCGTAAACAGAAGAGTACGGTGTACTAGTACCGTCTTTTTTGTAGTAACGTAAAGCAGTATAGTATGAACCTTCTTTGTAGTATCCAGCTGCTGAGGAAGTCATGGTTATTGTAGGAAGGATAAAGTTTGGAAATAAACTCCAACTACCCAGTTTAGTAGTGTCAGGATTAGACAAGTTTAAGAACTTAGGAAAAGTTCTTTTATCTGTAAAAGCTACTATTAGTTCATTCTTGTAGTTTCGTTGTACTTCTCCAGTAATATAGTATTCTATGTTAAACCCTAAAAAGTAACCTACGTTAATATCATTCCAAGAAAACTCTATTATGTTAGAAGTTAAATCTACTAGTTGAACAGCAGAGTTAATATTATTTGTAGAGAATACTACTACTTTACCAGAGTCTGCTTCTAAAAGTCCATTAATTCTCCAGCCACTTGGGCATAAAGACTGTAGTCTTTTAAACCCTGGCTCATTAACTATAGTACCTTTTAAGTCATACTGAATACCGTTCTTGCCAAAACGATAGTGCCCTTCTTCTGTCTCTAATGGAGTAGAGTCTAAACTTATTCCTTTTATAGGTTTCATACTACAAAGGTAAGTTATTCTATAATACAGCCAACTGGAAATGCATACCGTCTTTTACACTAGTCCAATTTCCTCCCCACTCTAATCCTTCGGTAGTAAAACACTTTACAAACTTAGCAGAAAGTTTAGGAATTTTACCTAAACCATTCTCAGCAGCATTTACGTCAATAGCTATAGCCCAGCTATGAAGGCTCATAGAACTGTTAGTCATCTTTTTACGTATCATGAAACAACCGTCCCAAGTCTTTAACTCTTTGGCTAATCCTGCCGTTATAAGATTACGTAGTGATGCTTCAAGTTTATCTTTTAAGTCTTTGTTTACAAAGATTCTTTTAGGAAAACCTATAGTTCCTACAGCTGAAAAACGTACATGACTTAATGCGGCTTGTATGTCTGCTGGGACTTCCCAAGTTACAAACCATTTGTTCTGTGTTGCTAGTAAGTTTGGGTCTCCGTACTTAGCGAAGCATTGTCTTGATGTTATCATAAGTTTGCATTTTAAAAAGTATATAAAGTATTATAGCCAAAGCTGTAATGATGAGTATGCGTAAATAGTTAAAAGACCTTTGCTTGTACAGTTTTCTTTCAACTTCTAATTGAGTGTTTTTCTCTTTAAGGACAACGATAGAGTCTATAAACATGTTTACTTTTCTAGTATCCTCATAGTAGTTGAATGTTTTATTGACTACTGTGTCTACTCTAATAATAGAAGGAGGACATTTAGCTCTAACTATGTAAGGGACTTTTACTGTGTCTAATAATGAAGGAGGACATTCAACATCTATGTAGTTTTCTACTGTGTCTGTCTTCCCAGGTAGAAACTTCTCCACGTAGGCAATTGAGTCTTTTGTAGGATAGTAAGACAAGCATGCTTTAGCTACTACACTAGGATAGGAAGTCTGTGCTTTAACTATGTCTTTAGTTGCTTTCTTACTAGTGTAACATGAAGTTAGACTAAGTATTATTAGAAGGATCGGTAAGTGTTTCATCATTCTCAGTTTGGTTATTTTGCAAATCTACGGACTTTGTTTCGTTATTATCTACATCTATTCCCGTAAACTTTTGGATTCCTTTGTTAAATTTTGCAGGATAAGTCTTTTCTATGTATCTCATAATACTCTCAGCTAGAAACGCAGATGCCATTACTATAGGTATACGTGGTAACGTAGACTTATAGAATAGAAGTAAGTAGTTAGTCATAAACCCTACAGCTAAAGCTAAGAATACTATTATAGTTATGTCAGACTTAGACACAATCTCTTTATCCCTTACGCGTAAGGCTACACGTACACCACTTCCTAATACTACTGCACATAAGAATAGTGCTCCTTCCATAATTAAACCTTTTGGGTTATTTATGTCAGGCTGTATTAGTATCTGTAGTATACAGATTAAAATAAGGGTAGGATTGCTTATCATTACCTTATACAGATTATTTTGATTTTACAGTCTTCTTCCGTAACAAATTGGTGAACTTGCTTTCTGTCTATCTTTATCATATCACCACTTTTTAGAGTACGAGTAATTCCTCCTTTATACTTTAACTTTAGTATTCCTTGGTTAATCAGTATTATAGTGTCAAAAGTATTGTAGTGCATCTGTCTAAACGTAGGGTGATTAACTATTAGAGTGAATATGATAGTGGTTTCTGAAGCATCTTTCTGTAGAGGGATTACGTTTTTATAGCTTTCTACATCAACAAGTCTATTGTAAACTAAGTCTCCCCAAGTAATCCTGTAGTACTTTCTATACACGAATTTGTGAAAGACATCTACATTGTAGTAGTCTAGGATCTTCTGTCCTCCTACTAATATTGTGGTTAAAAACAAAAGGCTGTAAAAGACTGGCATTTCTACGAACTCACGTTGCAGAATGTCAAATCTGTTTACAGCAAAGAATAAACTTAAAAGATAAGTTATATATCCGTATTTTTCTATAGATCCTAGTTGTTTAATACTAGCAAAAGCTATCAAAGCAGTTACTAGTATAGTACATAGACTAGCGTACATAAGTAGGTCGACTGTATTGGTATACTCCATTTTAGTTAGTGATTCTTTTTGGCTAACAAAGATAGGAAGTAAACCGAAAAAGCTTGCTATAAGTGCTGTACAGTTTTCTTAATCAACGTAGTATTAAAACCTAAAGTCCTAGTACTCTTTTATCTTCTTCAGATAATAAAGACAGTGCTCTAACTCGGATTAACTCGTTTATATCTAATTCATCTTTTTGGTAAAGCTCTTTAGTATAGTAATCCGTATTTTCACCAACTTCTAGTTTATTATCCAAATATGCCTTATAAGATATAGCGTTGTCATAATCTACGAATGACTTTTCTGTATCATCATTGTAAACTTTTAAAAACTGGTTAGTTGTAGTGTCTATTACGTTCTTGTACTTTATTATTGTATGTAGTTCCATATTGTCTATTTTATCTTGTTAGCATTAGTTGTAAAAAGTCTATGTTACCTCCCATTGGTTTAGGTGTGTTATAGAATGCAATCTTGTCATTACCATCTTGATACACAGTAGTAAATGCAAAGTTGCCATAAAATGCTGAAGTACTACCTGAACCTTGTTTAGGGCCACCAATTGCTTCAATCATTCCACTTTGCAAGTCTATTCTAAAACATGGTCTTTGCGATGTTGTAGATGTACTATTAGCTAATGAAAAATAATAGGCATATTTACCACTTTGCGTATGTGGATTATAAGCAAAGTATCCATAGTCATTGTTCATAGTCCATACATTATACCCTGTACTTAAGTTAAGAGGTGCTAAAGTATTAGTCCATGTTCCTGTTGCAGCACCTGTGATGTCAAACAAATCATAGTTTGTTGTACTTCTTATAGAGTATATTTGACAAGGTTTTATAACTCCATTAGAATCATAAGGTGTTCCAAATTGAGCCCATGTAATACCACCTGACCCCATTGCAGATGTTCTAGCACCCCATGTAGTACCTGCATCCCATGTGTTAGCAGTTCCACCACAATAGTTAGTAATCTTGTAGTTGTATGTAACCGTTGCACCACCCATAAAACCTATTAAGTTATCAGTACAATTCTCTATTACAAACTTACAAGTAGCAGAAGGTGTTACAGTCCAAGTAGCAACCGTATAAACATTTCCTGTATTAGCTGTGATTAATCTACGTTGCCCTACTGCTGTCGGTATTGCAGTATCTTCTACTATTCTTATTTGGAAGTTTCTAAAGTAGTTATTTTTTACTAACACATCTCCTCCACTAGTTTGACCTGTTATAGACGTTGCAGATATTGCCGTTGCAGTTAAACACTTTTTTACAAAATCCCCTGCTGTATCGTAAGTTGCAGTACCTACTACATAACCTTCACCTACATTCCTATCACTAGGTACATACTGTTCATCCATACTTATTAGTTGGTTGTGTGTAGCGGCTACTGTTGCAATTAAGTTAGTTGTACTTAAACTACTAAATGAGTTAGTAAGTAAATCGTATCTTCTAAACTGATTGGCTGCTAATGCACCATTATTTAAAAATACAACTGAACCGCTTAAAAACTCGTATCTATCACCTGAAACTGGAGTAAAACTTAAAGGTTTATCTAAGTAAATAGTTGGTGTAGTGCCTGATGTATTAGCTATTACTCTACGTTCTTCTATCTTACCACTACTACCTGTAGCATTTCCAATTACTCTAACAATGAAACCTTTACCATCTCCTCTATTTGCCAACTGATTAGCATTTACAGATGCTGGTAGTGCAGTAGTTAGTGCAAATGATGAAGTGGTTGCACTTGCTGCTATTGTTCCTGTTGGTGATAAGCTAGGACAAAACGTAGCTGTTGCACCTGACGAAAAAGTACCACCCATACCCATAGCCGAATTAATATGAAACCATGCGTCATTTTTTATGTGATAAGCACTAAGTTGATTAGTAAATCCTTGCATATAAAATAGTGGATGTGCGTAGTCTCTATTTCTGTAATCATCTGCAATAACTATACCGTTTGCGTTTGCAAAAGTGGCATTACTAGTAGTTATCATTTGGCTAAGACTACGCCACTCCATTAAGTCTAAGATGTCTTTGTGATTAATTGTCATAATTATGCGATTGTGTTTTTTCTAAAGTTATTAAAGTTATCTCTCATTTGGATATGTATAGTAAAAGGTACAAACTGGTCGTTTTGACTTCCATAATATGTTAGTTGTGTAACAGTTGATACGGAAGTAGGTATTACAGAATTGCTATCATTTCTTACCATCACATTTTTACCTTGAATAGTATCGTTCTCTATTCTTCTCAACATAGATAAATCTCTCCTAGTTATTAAGCTATCTATCTCACTTAGTGTTACACCTTGTGGTGCTTCACTCCAATAGAATATCTGTAAGTTGTCAGTATCTTCAAAACCTACTACATTTGTGTTATAGTCTAACAATAATCTGTTATCTGATGTTACTTCTCCACCTTTTGTGGGGTCGTTAAACTGATAGATAATAGTGTTGTTAGTTACATCAGTTACCATAAGTAACCCATCTAGTGAGCATTTAAACCCACTAAATGTGATAGTCCTATTTTGGTAATCAAAGGTGTAACCACCTAAATCTCTGCCTATTAATACTTTTGCCATGTTCTTTTTATTTAGCCTAGTGCGATTGCGTATGCTATTGCGTCATTTGTAGTTACTCCTCCACCACCGCCACCACTTGCGCTTATCACGTAAGGAGATGCAGTAGTACCACTTCCTGTTATTGTTACATTTGTGCCCTGCGAAATTAAGGCATTTATGTTAGAAATGTAACCACTTGGATTAGTTGCATCATATTTTAGTCCAATTGCTGTTGCCTGAGCTGTGCTTACTGGCTTATTAGCATCAGATGTATTATCTACGTTACTAAGTCCTACAAAAGTTTTATCTATAGTTTTATTCTTCCAAAGAGAAGAAGAACTTTCGTAAACTAAAGCTTGATTGTTAGTTGGAGTATTTGTAAGTACGTCTACATCATGTATCTCTTTTAGTTCAAATCCGTTTTGCACCTTTACAAATATTTCTCCATTGCTAGAGTTTACACGAGTTACTACTCCGATAAAAACTAAGTGAGCTGGAGCGTAAGGTTTATTAACTAAACCATAGATTAAGTCACCGTTAGTTCCAAGCCAAACTGGATCTCCAACAACTGCAGTAGATGTATTTAACCCAGTAAGTAATCCTTCTGTAACTACGTTTACTAGTGCATTTGTACTTCCGCCTGTCTCAAGTAAACCCATTGTCTTACTACTAGTGGCTTCACTAGTATTACTAGCTTTGCTAACAATCATGTTAGTACCATCAGCAGATGATACATACACTGCTTGCCCTTTAGCAATAGCTAAACCTAATTTTACCTTATGCTTTATTGTCGATGTAAAAGACGCTGCAGGTGCTTCATCAATCCACTGAGTGTTATAGTTAGTAGAGTCTATTTTAGAAAGTATTTGTCCAGCAGTTCCTCCTATTGGGACACCTTGAGCAGATGTACTAGCAATGTTTCCATTTAACTTTTGGATAGCACTTAGTATCGTGTCTGCTGAAGTCACCGTACCTGCTCCACTTACGTAGCCAGTTAATACTTTTCCTATTACTGCTGATGTAAGTAAAGAAGGATTTGGGTAAGTTCCACTTAATTCTCCACCTGCAGTTATACTACTTATGTTAGAGATATATCCACTAGGGTTAGTAGCGTCGTACTTTAAAGCTAATGCTGATGCAGTAGCAGTACTAATAGGTTTGTTTAAGTCACTAGTATCATCTACGTTACCTAGACCAACTTGTGATTTAGTTGTACTATGAGGATTACTAGTGTTAGATAGATGCGCTAATATGTTTGCACCATTAGTACTAACCCAACTTACTACAGAGTCATAAGAATTCTTTAAAGCTGTAGTAAAGATTTCAGTAATAGAAGTTAGTTTAGTTTTTTCTGCTGGCGCCATTAGTCCTGCATTAGTTCCTGAAGCAAGAGGCAACGTAGCATCTGCTCCTGTGCTACTAGTTACTATTCCATTTGTAGGAGAAGGAGTGTAGCCTAAATCAGTAAAAGTATTCCCTGCGTTTATGATAGCTTGATTTACACTACGTTTATTCATAGCGTCCATGTCATCTACGGCATCCATCATGTTCTTGATAGGATTGCCTAACATGTCAAAACCATGCGGGGTCTTTTTTAGTGTATCTGACATTACTTATCTATCTCAACTTTACCAGATTGAGCAGGGTTAAATTGTATAGTGATATGGTCTGGATCTGTTGCAGTGATTACTCCTGAAATCTCTACTCCATTTAAGTCGTAGATAGTAACAATTGGAGTAAGCGTCTTAAGATTATGTTCAATAGTAAGACTTGTTTTGTTATAGAACATAAAGATTTTAGGACTGCCCATTATCTCTGTAACTAAGTCATTAGCTGTAGGAGTTGTGTCTATGCCTGTGCTGTCTGTCTCGAAGTATCTTTCGTAGTAGTTTGCAGGAGGTATAAAGCGAGTCATTGCTTGAAGTTGTGCTTCTCTCATATCTACAGTAGGATATGTAATCTCGTTCATAGCTCTAGCACCATAAAGTTCAAATCTTCCTAATAGTTCAGTCTCTCTATAAACTTTATCTTGGTAACCTGCTCCAATCATCTTCATTCTCACGTAGTAGTATAAAGCTTCTTTGTAGTTCTGGTTATCTGGAATAAGTGGAAGTCCGTTCTCGTCTAAAGGTCTTTGTAAGTAGTATATTCTTAAGTATCCTTCTTGAATGTTTGTAGTCAAATAGTCCATTTCTATTTTATACCAGTCTGAAGTATTCTGAGGAGTACTAGGGATGTTATTAGTGTTGTTTTGTTGTGCTGGCATAAAGTTGCCTGTCACAGGATTAATACCACCTAGTACAGATGAGTTTACACCTGCTATCTTATAGAGATTAGCTAAACTGCCTGTCGCGTAGTGTTTAGCACTTGTTGAACTACGTAGTCTATTTCCTTTGTACTCTATTGCTTTAATAGAGATTAAGCCACAAGGAAGTTTTACTTTATGAAAGTCTATTAAACAGTCTGCATATTGTTCTGAACAAACTGTATTTGTATGAAGAAGACTCATAGCTTCAGGAATCCACTCTACCATATCTTCTATGTACGTGGCATCGTAAAGTCTTGTGTTTCTAATTACACTGGCTATTACCTCATCTATGGAGCAGGTCTTGTAAATCATTTGTGGTCTTTTTTGTTTTTAAAGTAAGGGTATCTATAGCGTAGTGCTTTATTCTCAGTTAAGGCTTTATCTAGCATTTGATTGAAGCCTTTTCCATTCCTTAGGTTCTTAGTAGGCTTAAACTCGTATAGGGCTTTGTTGGCTACTATAGCAGGTTTATACCATGATATCCTACACCAGTCATCTGAAGTGTAGTAGATTATTTTAGCACGTTTAAAACTACCATCTTCTTGTTCTACTAAAGGTTGTTGACTTGTAGCTTTAAAGTTAACTGCTTTGTTCTTAAAGTTCCTTTCTACTCTACGTGCATAAATCTTTCCTAGATGTCCAAACATATTAATAGACTTTCCTTGTATGATTTCTTCTTTAGCTCTTTCAAAGTAAAGTCGAATTACTTCTGAGAAAGTCCCATAGTCTAGTACGTTTAAGACACAAAGTTTTCCTTTAGCATCTGTGTACTTTCTATAAAGATTATAAGCAGGCATACCATGTTTAGCTCTGCCCCACCACTCTGGGTTTTGACTAAGCAACTTCATGGAATAAGCATTCCAGATGTCTTTAATATGATATGTCTGTGTTCCTTTTTTCATTATTGTTTGATGTCAGTTAAAGCGTTAGGAGATACACTTACTTCAGGAGCTATTCCTCCTCCCTTTAAATCTGCTTCTACCTTTTCTATGCATAGTTGAAGTATCTCATCTTTACAAGGATAAGGGGCATCCCAGAAATCACATGTAGGTTCTGTCTCACAAGTATATGCGTAAATACTATAAGGGTCATTAAAGATAGCATCTACTCTTACCATAGGTAAGTCAGGATACTCATGTACTACTATTTTATTGTTTAACCAAGTAAACAAGACTTTGTTTTTAGAGTACTTACCTTTTTTAGCGTATCTCATAGTCCCAGGAGAAGTATAAGAAAATGCTAGTTGTCCATCAACAGAACCAACGTAGTCAAATACAACATTGTTCGCTCTGATGACTTCTATTGGTGCAGACATTGCTACGTCACAAAGTTGTGGTAAGCAGTTCATCTCTTTAGACTTTTCTAAAGGAAGAAATAAAGTCTGCATAAAAAATCTTCTTTCTTGAGGAGTCTTTTCTAAAGTCTGTCTAGTGAAGCGTTCTCTATAAATCTTTATTCTTTCCATTACGCTAAGTTTGAAAGGAAGATCAAAAGTCTTATTAAACTTTTCTGCTATTAAAGTTGATATTTCGTTTGGTGTCATGACTCTACAAAATTAAGTAAAAAAAGCTTCCCTTTTACGAGAAGCTTTTTTAATTTATGCTAAGGAAGAAAAGCTTATGCGAATAAAGCAGCCAAAGCAGCACCAGTACCTGCAGTACAAGCTACTATGATTGTTTTTCTATACTCTTGTTGATGCATAGGAGTTGGACTAGCTTCAAAGTCTAAAACTTCAAAAGTTACTAAGTCAAATGTGCTTGAAGAAGTTACAAATGAAGGTAAACTTACAGTACCGTAATCAGAACCATTAGTTAAACCACCGTCATTGCTATATTGCATTACACCTCTACGAGTGTTAAACTCAGTAAATAAGTCAACTACTTGCTCATAAGTACCGTTACCTTGAAAAGGAGTAGTACTTACTAAATAAGTGTAAACAACTGGAGAAGGATCAGGGTTTGCTTTACTTACGTTACTTACTACAGCTAACTTGAAAGTACGTCTGTAATCTGTACTAGTAATAACAGCACCTGCAGTTAATGCAGAAGCACTAAAGAATTCACCTTCTTTTTTAGCATTGATACGTGCTACGATAGCTGTCCAAGCTGCGGTTTCACCTGCTGCTAAAGACTCTGTGTAATCCCACGTAGGTAATGGAATAGAACCTGGAGTTGTTTCAATTACTTTAAATACTAAAGTGTGTGAAGTTACTGCAGTACCTGTTCCACTTACTTGAGCTACTTGAGCTCTTGGAGCAGCATATACTTTGTTAGTAACTTTTACTGAAGTACCGTCAAAACCAGTAGAGGTTTTTAAGTTTCTTACAGAACCAACAATGTTGTCTATGTAAGCTAAGTTAAGACGATTTTTTCTAGTAGCAGCTGCGATAGGAGTAGTAGCAGTGTCTAAAGACACAGAACCGTTGTTATCAGCTTCCGCTTTAAAAATCATTGATACACCAACTGCTAATGCAGAAGATGAAGCAGAGTCGTAACTGTGAGTTACGCCACTTGCTGTTAAGGCGTTACTGAACATTAGTTCAAAAGGTAAGCCTTGTGTGGTCTTGAAGTATGGATTTCTTATTGCCATCGTTTAAGTGTTTAAGTGTTTAAAAGTTTATTTTATCATCTGTTCTTGTTAGTTCCAGTCCTTCCTTATCTCCTATTCTAATCTGTATATATTCTACAGCTAAATCGCAAATAGTTTGATGTGTTTCTTCTGGTAACTCACAATCACTCCCCAAAAGTAGATAGATTGGTTTAGGCCTCCTAATATATTTTCCTAGCACTTTACTTACTGTGAAGTTATCTTGGTGTACTATTAAGTTTTGACGTCTAATTTCAGTAATAGGACTAAGAGATTGTGTCTTATGAAAGGCAGTTTGGTTTATAACTCCTGTGTTCCCATACTCTTGTTGTCTGTTTAATTTATACTTTCCTGTAGTACTTGTTTTAGGATACCTACGTGTTACTCCTATAGACTTTCCAGTAGCTACAGAACCAGTTCCTTGTAAAGTATCTGACGTAGTAGTTATAGAAGTTACGTCTTCAATCATGATAGCATTAGCTTTATACAAACCTTGATACTCTCCAAAGAAAGCCTCAACTCCTTGTTGTCTTAAAGACCATAATAAAGCAGGTAAGTGAAACTGAATATCACTTGTCTTTTGGAAGTTAAAGTTTATAGAACCATTACCATTAAAGAAGTTATTAGCTCCAAGCATATTTTGTATATCAGCAAGGATTGGGTTACTAGGGTTATCTATAGGACTTACTGATATAACACAAGAGTTGTAATAAGGAGCAGGACTAGAAGCATCTATCATCTGCAATTGTTGGAAGATTACTTTTTTCTCTACAGAAGTAAACTCTTTAGGTACTTCACAATGCACCATAGATTGACTTTCTATTAAGTGTAAATAGTCTGGAGGAAGTATTACTTGAACCATACTAGAGTTCATGTATAAAGCAGGTTTCTCAAACTCTTTTTCTAAGTTACGTAGTCTATCTACAGACATTTGGTCTGAGACTAGAGTTCCTGACTTTGCACTAGGACGTAAAAGGTTTTCTACGAAACGTAGTTGCATCTTATTAAGTACCCAGTCTATTTCTGAAGGTTGGAATTTTAAAGTCTTGTTAGCCGCCATCTTTTGTAGGGACTGGTTGACTTCTATGTGCATTTCTTTTACTGTCATGATAAAACTAAAAGTTTCCACAAAGCTAAGAATAATTCCGCAATGTAGAAACTTTTAAGATTTCAGTAGTTTGTTCTGTAGTTCTAATACTACTTTCTTTTTTCTTGAAGTCTATCTTTGTACGCTAATACAACATCTGAATTCTCAGGGTCGTTTAACCAGCATACAACTTCATCTTTACTATTACCTATTAGTTGTTTAGTCTCTGCGTCAATGTATCTCCCAGCTAAGGCGTTTACAATCTTATATAAGACAAGTTTAGTTAGTAAGTATTCTGCTTCAAGCATAGGAGAGTTTACTTTATCAATAAATTCTTGAGGCTTTTTAGCTGATAACTTACGAAGATCTGTTTGCATCTCTGCTTCTTTAGTCTCACCCGCGTAGCGTCTAATATCTTCACCCATCAACACCATGATTTGTTCTACTTTCATAGCGTCGTCTTTCAAGTCTAAGTAAACTTTCATGGCATCATCTTTCAACTTGTTAGTTGCTTTAGCCTTAGAAGCTGCTGCATTCTTGTCAAAGATATAGAACTCAATGATTTGGTCAGAGTCTGCTATTTCTTTTGTTGCTGCTACTTTAGGATTAGCTAATGCATGTCTGTAGCGTATATAATCCATAGGGTCTAAAGGACGGTTCTCTTGTGAAAGAAATCCTTCGTTATCTATAGTAAGTCCTATTTGTAAAGTCCTACCTGTTTGATGCGGAACATCTGTAGATAAGTCATTAAAGAAGTTCTCTACTTGTTTGTGGTAATCACGTTCGCCAGGTAAGGCATCTAAGAAAGGAGCTACTATCAACTCTATCTCAGTAACTGAAAGTCCTTTACCTACTTTACGTGTATCATCCCAAAAAGAACCAATGCTTCTTTTAGAAGTTGAAAAGTAGTCGTCGATTTGTGGGCCTTGCGCTCTAGATAGAAATGAACCTGCTCTGTAGATTGTAATGAACCTACTGTTTTTGTGCTCTTGTGTATGTTTGTCTTTTATCATTATGTGTAGTTATTGTTCAAAGGTAAAGAAGAAAACTAGACTAACAAAAAAAGTCTCACATTTCTGCAAGACTTTTTTTTATTTATGAACAAACTATTGAAGCTATACTATGAAGCTATACACTGCAAATCAAAGCAACGATTAGCTCTACGAATCTGAATACCTACACTAGCTAAACGTACGTAACTAGACTCATCCATATCTGTAGATAAGAACTTGCTACCTTCTAAACCAGTTGTACCACCCATGATTTGTAAACCTTTTGGTACGTTAGTCAAACCTTTTACGATACCATCGATATAAGGACGACCTTTTTGACTTACACGGATAATGTTTGCTTCACCATCTTGCATTGAGTCATCAATGAAGACCATACGATAAGACTCTAAAGGCAAACCTGATTCAGGATGCTTAGGAGAGTTCATCGCTACTGCACCTGTATCAAACATAGAGTTGTACTTGAACTTAATCGTGTAACCGTCAATGTGATAGAAACCAGTGAAGTAACCGCCTAACATTAATTCGTTGTTAGAACCAGTGATAAACTTGTCAGCAGCGCCTTGATAGTTACCTAAGAAGATACCACCTGCTTCACGAATACAACGGTCTAATTCTCTACGAGCACCAGTACCACCCATTAAAGTAATACTCATGTCTTCTGTATCGTTCATACCGAACAATGCATCACCCACTTTGTTTACTAATGTATTCCAGTTTAATTTAGCGTAAGTTGATTTGTTAGTGATTTGCTCTAACACACCAGAACCACGTGTAATAGCCTTACCAGTGAATGCATCTTTCAATGACACTGTACCATCAGCAGAACGGTTATACTTAGAGTACCAGAAATAGTTCTCTTGAGCTTCCATCCATTGCTTTTCCATTTGCCACAAAGCCATATCCATCCAGATATTAGAAGTTTTACCTTCTTGGTTTGTAGCTACTACTTTCATGATTTTCTCAGTAGCATTACCTGCCCAACTGATACCAGTACGTAAGAAACCTAATTGGTTTTTGAACATACCTGGAGCAACCATGTTAGATTCAGTAGTACGAGATTGAGACTCTGCAACTTGAGAGTTAATCATTACCCACGTAGAACCTACAGCGCACTCAGCGATTGGTAAAAAGTCTGTTGGACCAGCTGGATCTAATACACACTTATAACGGAAACCGTTAATTACTGGGTCTGGATCACCAACTACGTAAGCTTGATACTGATTTTGAGATTGGATAATGTAGTAACGTTTAATCCAATTGTCAGCAAATGTTAAATAGAACTCTCCGTTTTGGATACCAGGTTTATCAGAACCTGAGTAAGGAGTTTCAGAAATAGTTGAAACCTTGATTTGGTGACCCATAACTGGATAGTTATATTGCACATCTTGGATTTCCTTCGTTGTTCCTTTCATACCGTAAGCGCTACCGCCTAAAGTCATTGTAGTTAAAGGATAACGGTTAGATTTTGAACCTATCAAATAAGTAATCTTGTCTGTTAGGTTTTCAGGACCACCTTGTCTTTGGTGATAAAAGTTTTGCTCGTCTAACATACTTTTACTATCATAGATAGTTTCTTGTAGTTTAAACTGCATGCCTGGATAAATACTGCTTGCCATTTTATATTCTTTTTAAAGTTTAAAGTTGAGACAAAGGTACTTCATTAGTATCTACATTAGTACGTCCTGTAGCACCATTATTTTTAGATTTGTCTTGACCTACACGATACTTCAAAGTCTGTACAGTTTGTGTTTTAGCTTTTCTTTCAACTAAAGACTTTAAATCTCCTTTAGAGTAATTAAAGTATAAAGCTTCTAATACAGACTTCATCTCGTTAGGGTTCTTACCAATAGGTTGTACTACGTAGAAACCAGTATCGTCGCTTCTTAGCGTCTGTCCTACAAAGTCTAAAAATCCTTGCTTCTTATTATCAGGAATGATAAACTTTAAGTCTTGCATTGCTTCTCCGATATTTCTAAACGTATTCTGTTCTTCTATCTTAATAGCCGCTTCTCTTTCTGCTGCTTGTCTTCTCATATCTTCAATAGCTCTTTTGTTTTCTTCTTGAGCATTGTTGAATATGCGTAAAGCCTCATTCTCTAACTTGTTGTCTTTAATGTACGCTTCTACTGTTGCCTTGGCTACTGCTTCAGGTACGCCTCTGCGCATTAAGTCTTCTTGAACTAATGCCTCTTGTGTATTAACAGAAGAAGTTATTTGGTCCGCTGTTGAAGGGATACCTATACCATTCTCTCTAAAGAAATCTGTAGGGTTTCCTCCTTGTTGTAAATGAAGAAAGTATCTGTAAGCTTCAGGGTAAGCATCTTCTAAGTTTTTATCAAACTCGTCTAAAGCTTGTTGACGTATAGCTGTCTCACGAATAGCCGCCCCTTCTGGTGTCAGTGGGTCTAAACCTCCGTAATCTACTTCTACGTTTAATCCTGTGATAGCCTGTACTCTTTCAAAGAAAGCATTTACATCGGCTTCATCTTCTTCCCCTTCAGAAGAATTCTCTTCTTCTTTTACTACGTTACCTTCTTCGTCTTTCACGTAGCCAGGTAAAGGTTCTCCATTCTCATCTATTCCTTCTGAGACTTCTGTAGTCTTTTCAGTGGTAGTGTCTTGGGGAACCTTTGCAGGGTCTTGGTAATTCATTAAGTCCGCAAAAGGAACTATTACATCATCTGGTGGTGTCCCACCTCCTCCGTCTGCTGCTCCAGCATCGAAGAATCTTCTTGGTTTGTACATATTACTTCTTTTTAGTTGTTTGCTTTGTTTTAGCTAGTTTTAGTTTAGCGTCTAGCTCTTGTTTTCTTTGTTCTCTATCTTTATTCTTTTGCATTCTAGCATCTTCAAACTTCTCTCTTTCTAGTTGATGCTTCTGAACTTCCATAGCATCAGGCTCGTTGTTCATGTTTGAATCACCATCTTTAAAAGTGTAAGTATTAAAATCTCCGCGAATATACTCAATATCTTCTTTACGATTATATTCTTCGTGCATAAATTCTGTTTTTAGTAAAAGTTCGTACTCCATGTGTTCTTTACGTAACTCTTCCATTTGTTGTTCTTGTTCTCCTTTAGCCTTGTCAGACTGTTGCGCCATCTGTGCTTCTTTCTCTTCTATATTGCGTAGTTCCTGCATAATAGCTGCTACGTTCTCTGCTTGTATGATAGTAGCTACAGTAGAAGCCTTGGCTCCATTCTGTATTAAAGCTTGAATAGATTGTTCTAGTTTATTCTTCTTAGCTATAGCATCTGCAGAAGATTCTACGAATACACCAAAAGAAGATGAACAATAATCTTCAGGGTTAACTTCAAAGATAACCGCTTCACCATCAGGATTGTTCCATAACTTACGTTTACCTTCTAACTCTGTAAACTTAGATAAGTCTAACATACCGTTTAACTCTGTTTCTATAAACTGCTCAAAACTATTAAAGATAGAGTCAGTCATGATAGTAGATTGGAATGTAGCTCTCTCATTTACTCCCACTAAGTCTGAAGCATAAGTCTGTCCTTTACGTTGACGGTTAATACCTAAGATGTCATCCCACTCATTCTTGTAGTGTTGTTGTAGTTCTATTAGTTTAGCAATGTGGTCAAACAATCCCATGTCTAATACTGAATACTGATTCCAAGACTTGTCTACTCCTATTTGGTTTCTGTCCAACAAAGCGTAACCAACTCCTTCTGCATAGTAAAAGAACTTTTCTTCATCCCATCCTTCTTTCTTAGGTATAGCGTTTTGGTCTAATAGCATTATCTTTCCTTTAGACTTAGCTATAGTCATTTCTAACTTGTAAGTAAGAATGATATACATAATAGCATAAGGAAGTCCCATCTCTAATACAGAAATGTTTACAGAGTGTGTGTCTGAAAAGCGTTTACCGTTGTATGGACCTTTAGAAGCAGAGAAGTTGTTCATTACATTTCTCTGGAAACGTACTGGTCTGCATCTTACCCAGTGGGCAGTATCTGTAGTACTATCATCTATTGATGAGTTGTTACCAAGTAACGTAGCTTCATACCATTCAGTTACCCATTCTTCTGTTGCCATTTCTGTAGCTTTGTCTACTACGTAGTCTTCATCTACTTCAAGTTCTTCAGGGGCGCCATCTTCTCCTATTCTAGTTATTATCTTTATCTTCTTATACCCTTTCCACGTAGCATGTATAACAGGTACTGTGTCGTTCTTTACTCTATCTGTAAGTAAGTTGTAGTAAGACTGCGGGTTATGTTGTATTTGTAAAGCTCTGATTACATCCTCAGTTAAGTCTTCATAGTAATCCTTTACTACGTCCGCCACAGTTAGCCATTCTTTGTGCACTACCCATGACCCATCTTCTATGTATGTCTCACGCTCAGACTTAGAGTAGTCTAGATTAAAAGGACTAACTCTTCTGTAAACTAAGGTATCGTTTTCTACAGACTTATAAGTATATACTTCTCCTGCTATCAACCAATCCTTAAACAACTTCATAAAAGTCTCTTTGATTTTATGTTCTGCTATTGCACGAGTTAACCACTTCTGTCCTTTGATAGCTTGTAAGTCTCTGTACTTAGTAGAGTAAGTTTTAGCTACTTCTTCAGGAGTAGGCATGTTCTGTATCTGTTGTTCTATCTCTTGTATAGCTTCCTCTGAACTTGGTTTACCTTCTGGAGTTAATAAACCAGAGGCAATCATCTCTTGTTGAAGAAAAAGTTGCAGTCTTTTAGTAATGTTAGCTTTGTATTGATTAGTAAGTCCTTCTTCGTAATGACTGTAAGCATTAGAAGAAAGATTGTTTACTTGATACACAAAAGGACGTCTAGGATATTCTGAAGCTAACAAGTCTATGTTTGTACGTAAAATAGAAACAGGTCTGATCTTAGCAGGAAATGCTTTGTTCTCTTCTTTCTCAGCAGATAGCGGATTTACTATATGATTAAACCAAGCAGTAGGAAACTGATTGTTGTATACATTATATAACTTAGTCAGTCTATCTGTACTACTTTGTGAGTTGTAACCAAGCGCAAATCTAGACGTACTAATAAAGTACGCAGCGCTTTCTTTAAACCATTTGTTGTTATTTTTAGTCTTTTCGGTCCAACTCACTAACTGATTAGGTGCATTCATAATTCTAAGTTTGTAGCAAAGATAAGAAGTTTACGTAAAGGAAGTGTATTCTTGTGTATTAATAGCTGTACTACCTGTATTACTACTTCCACTAAAGAGTACTCGTTTAAAGAAATTACTTTGTTCTCTGCTAGTGTTTACTGCTTTAATCACGTTTTCTTTTAGTTCAAACATGGCGATAATAGCTGAAGATATACGGTCCGCATTCATAGAGCCACCTTTAATCATCTCACGTAACATTCCTGCTTTATAAAGTCTGTGGGTATTTAAAATGTTGTTACCTTGGTCATCTACTCCACGTATCTCAGTATGCCACTGTTCTAAGTAAGTCATCCCTAAAGTCTTTCTGTCTGTAGTCATGTTCATTAGATAACTTCTGTTCTTTTGTTTTCCTGCTATCTCCTGGTTGTGTAACATCTCTGGTTCAAAGGATAACTTATGTAAGAACCTCTTCTCTTTAGCGTAGTTAATCACACCCGTTCCTCCTCCTGCTATCTCTCCTTGAGCTAAGCAGTTATAGTAGTCACAGAAAGCAAATAGAGTTTCGTAACATCTTTCCAGTCTGTTTGGTCTTCCAGTATACCAGGCAACAGGCATCCCTGTCATAGATTGGTCATACTGATTAGGTTGTTTCCATACTGTAATATCAAAGAGAGAAGTCTTATCTAAAGCATCTTCTTTATAGTAAGGATCGAATACAACAAAGTACATACCTTCAGGAACTTTACCGTTGTTATGTATATAAGGTTTTTCACAGATAGTTACGCATCCTGCTAAGTCTACAAAGTCTTTCTTCTCATCATCTCCTTTTCTAAAGGTATGTGGGTAATGGTTAATTGGTTTAGCCTCAGGGTCTATTACAAACTCTACACCGTTTAAAGCGTAAGGACTAGTAGAGTTACGTACAAACTTTCCATCTCTAAGCATAGACTTAATAGCTTGCGTCGACTCTATATACTTCAATTGCGTAGTACATAAATCTGTGTTGAAACCATTGTCTACAAGTCTATTAAACATCTCAGAAGGTTTGTGCGGATACTCTGCTTTTCTTCTGTCTAGAGACTTAGGGTCCTTAGATAACTTCTTTTTGTTTCTTTCGTAGTTGTCAGACTCTAGTGAGGACACGTAGTCCATGTTACCATCTTTATCTGCATGTACGAAGTTACATCTCCAGCTGGGAATAAAGAACCCACACTCTCCTTGTTGTCCATCTTCGTATACGTCAGGGAAAGCTAGCATATCCCACGCTTCAGGATGATAGAATACATCTTCTAATCCTTCTAGAGAAGTTCCTTCCTCACCACCCGTTCCAAATAGTTTAACTTGTCCTACCCATAAGTCATTATCACGCATAGAACCCATAGTTACCTCTAGTGTCTGCTTAAGATTCTTAAAAGAACCTGCTTCCTCAAATACTACTTTCCTTCCACGTTTACCACGACCTTTGTTTGGGTCATTAATAGTTACGCCCATTATCTCAGACTTAGAGCCCATCTCTTCTCCGCGGTAGTCAATGAAGCTAGCCTTCTGGTGCATAGTAGAATACTTCTTCTGTCTTTGTTGCGCCCAATACGGAATAGTGTTGTTAATCCAATCTAAACCTTCTTGTACTTTGTTTAAGATACCATCTTTAGTAAGATACTCTTCTACAGAAGCAAAGTAGTAAGACTTAGAACCTGGAATAAAGTTAAAGTTGTATACTCCATCTGCAGCTTCCATGTAAGACATACCTGCTCCACGAGTTTTACCACAACACATGTGTTTACCACCTGGAGAAGAGATACCCATGAACTGTCCACCATTCCAAGCTATGTGAGAGAACATGTGCCATTCATACTGCATCTCATGAAACCTAGGGAAGTCTAATATCTTTTCAGACGTACGTTTGGACACTTGTCCTGTTACTTTACTCCTTCTGTCCTCATAAGCTTGTAAACCTACATCATCAGGTACTTTCCACATAGGAAAGAAGTTTAAGTAGAAGTAGTATCTACCTGGAATCCATAAGTCACCAACCTTATATCCGTACTGACATCTCTCTTCTTGTACTCTCCAAAAGTCTAGGTAGTCTTTAGAACCTCTAGGTGCTCTAGTATACCTGCCTCCATTCTTTACGTAACCGATTGCTGCTTCTCTAAAGTATTGTGTGTTTACTAAGTTGTGGAATCCCATTCTTCTATTTTCTTTATTACTTCTTCAAAAGTGTTGTTAACAATATAATCTAATCCTCCAGAGTTTACACAAGCAAAACATAAGTCAGATGTTACGTCTAAATAAGGCATTACGTTATCTATCCTTAGAAAGTAAAAAAGTTTAATGTCTTCTTCTAGTATAGAGTACTCTATTCCTAGTATCCTTTTATCCTCATTCTCTTCTGCTTCCCAAAAGACTTCTAAGTAAATACCTTTCATCGTTTATCTTTATAAGTAGTTAAATCTCTGATTGCTGTAAACTGTGGTGCTTTATCTATCTCAGTTGCGGACTCTTCCCAAGTTTTAACTCCAGGGTCTTCTTGTTTAGTATAGCGTAGTTCCTTATCACCAAGTGTGTGGTTACCTCGGACTACGGCTTGTTTAGTCAAGTCTGCTTCGATCTGTTTCTCTAAGTCTGATAGGTTATCGTATGCTTTCTTAATGAGGGCAACAGTCTCAACGTAAGATTTAGTAGTGGTCAAGAGTTTACCTTGTTTGTCTACGGCATCAAAGTCTACAGTCTCAAAGTACTTGTCCATGGCGTCCAGTCCTTTTAAGGCAGCCCTGTGGGAGCGTAGTGGTCTACATGCTTTCTCTTGTAACTCTTTATATGCTTTTAGTGCAGTCTGTACTGCTTCTAACTTAGCTTCTTCTATTGTAATGCCAGCAAAGCGGATAGCTTCAGCATTCTTTTCGTCTGCTTCGTAGTCCCTTATAGGTGAAGCAAAGTCAGTCATGAAGTAAATGTAAGTCAAGTACTTAACTGCATCTTCCTTATGTCTCTTTACTTTTCCTCCTGCACGTGATCTGAATAACTCAGCAAGTTCAGGTACTATCTTAATCCAAGGTTCGTTTACTACGACCTCGTTATTCTCCATTGTTAATAGTTTCATCTCTTCTTAGTTTGTGTCTTATTTGTTCTACTCTAGTTACAGTTTTAGGTTTAATCTTAAACTTACCAAAGTTAGGAATCATCACAGACTCATAAGCTCCACGCTTAATAATATCAGCAGTAAACTGTCCTACAAACTTAACCATCTCATCTACCATAGAGGGAGATACCTTTAGTTTATCAGCAACTTCAGCATAGAGAGTTTCGTTAGCAACTTCTAGAGTCTGTACTTTGATATTGTTTCCTAGAATAATACTCATAGGACAAAGGTAGAGAAAGTTCTAAGAAAAAAAAATATATATAAGAAAAGGTGTGAGTGTCTGGGGTTGAGTAGCAGATAGGTCTAACATCCCCCATGCAATTTGGGTATGGAAAGTACCGTAGGGTTTGAAAACTCTACTCCAACTTCGGGCGAAATGCTGTGGTTGTCACTTTCACTACTATCTAGTCTACATCATCAAGTGTGTAGAGAGATTGCAGTTGACTCACATTGAGTTGACACTAGACGACTTCAACAGTCCACAACAAACCTTGAGATCTACGATGAGAAACATCAATCTAACAATCAGCAACGTGACTACTACTAATGCAGGCGATATCGCTATCGTTACTAACAGTTGCAAAGAGAACGCTAAAGGTTCTTGGGTATTAACTCCTAAGCAAGCTACACGTTTATTGGCTAGCGCAGGTTTAACTCTTGCTACTAAGCATGAACTTGCAGGCGGTACATTGACTGTAAAAGGTCAAGACGTTAAGGCAGGTGATACTTGGACTAACGAGCAAAGCGGTGAAACAGGTTTCTACGAGAAAGACCATTTCCGTAACCAAATCAGTGACATGACTATCGAGTTAACACCTCAAGCAGCTATGCGCGTAAGTGTAAGCAAAGAGATTGCTAACCAAATGGCAGTTATGTTCGGCTTCGGTACTCAAGCACCTGCACAAAGCCTAAGCTCTATTCCTGCAACAGCTATCGCTGAAGACGTGAGAGTAGGCGAAAGCATCACTACAGAAGAGACAGCTAAGGCTTAATCTCTGTACTCGACTACGTCGGGACTAACACAGTCGGCATTCCTACGGGAGTGTCGGCTGTCTTTTTGTTGGATTGAAACTGGTAGCATTTTGCGTAGGATTTAGTTTACTAGATTTTTGCTGAACATTTCTATTTCTCCTTCAGAGAGTAATGGAGTATATTCTTTTACAGTCTTGTAACTAGTAATATGTCCAGGCAATACTTTCTTCACATCTTGGAGCATTTTAGCTGTTGAGTATATGACAGAGATAGTATCTCCTCTACGTATATACTTAGGATTGACTAAGTAGACATTGGTAGTTTCGGTCTTGATGAGAACATTCTTCTCTATAAGGCTCCTAATCGCTCTTCTATTAGCCGAGTTAGTTTTAACAATGTCAGTGCAACTCCATAAAGCGCATTGGTACTTTAGCTCAGAGCCTATGCGTCCTATCATATACCACTCATGAGGAGTGCATTGGGCCCATAGTTCAGAAGCATTCATGTAGAAGTCCTCAGTAGTGATTAGCTTCTCTACTTCAGTAGACTCTGTACGAAAGGTCATGCCTTCCATGAATGTACGCTTCATCTTATGAGAAATAGCGTTAGTTTTGAATAGTATGTCCAGTAATGCGACATAAGTGGGCGAATATCTAGGTAAACTCATAGCGCAAAAGTACAGAACTACGTTGAAACTGCCAAATCTTTTCTAAACTTTCTCCGCCCGATGCAGGCTTTTTTCTTCTTTAAACGCCCGAATCGGGCAGTAGAATTTCCAGCAAACCTGCGTCAATACTGACTTCCTAAAAATTCCCTCTTAGAGTAGTCAGATTGGGGCTGTCTCTTGCGCTAACGCGCAGCACTCCACAAACCCTTCCTCACCTCCTCAGACCCTCTCTTAGACCTAACCTCACTCCTTACTTAATTCTGTACAGTTTCCACCACTACTACACCTCCTCCTCAACCCTATTTTAGCCACTAAACTGCTACCCTGAACCACACCTACAGACCTAACTTTTTACCTGACTTGAGCTTATTAGCCCTAAAGTCTCACCTATATAACGTAAAATCACAACTAAAAGACTGGCTTACTTTACAAGCTGATATACTATGATTGATACACTATTACAGTACTTTACAGCTCCTTTGCCTCGCTTTAAACCAGAAGATGAGTATTTCCTAGCTTATTCCTCAGATACCTTAGTTATCATAGAAGGTAACAGAATAGTTGAAGAGATTGTTAAGGGTAAAGACAACAATGCTACCTTATGTAGTACTAATAACCTTGATGAGTTCTTAGATGCTATACTAATCCTAAAGGAAAGATTACAACCTTAATTTCAGACAGTCCAGAACATCAACGACTTTAAACTTATACGTGCAGAAATGTACGACATGTAGCTGCCTTGAACAAGCAGGAACTAGTTCTCATAATACTAGTTTTTGTCTACATGAATGAGTGTTCAGCTTGACCTTAACTTCTTTACTAGATAATATGCATTAGGTTTAGAAGAAAGGTGCTAAAACCTTAAAGACTGGTCAACTATACTGACTATTATAAATATGCGTACAGAACAAAAAGAAAACTTTATCTTCCTAGCTTTTGTGCTAGTGACAATGCTAGTGTTAGCTTTTATCCTAGCTCCAGACAGAACTAAACTTCCACAACCTACAGTATCTACGCCACAGATTTCAGACTCTACACTAAACCCTGAAGATAAGCTTATAGCTAAAGGTACTTGGTTGTGTGGAGACAGTAATGACACCTTAATCTTTACTAACAACAACCACAATGCTATGCAGTTACTTAAAGAAAACTGGAAAATAGTACAAGAAGATGGCCAAGTAATATGGTTAAGCAGACCACAACCTTATACAAGATTAGACTAGGCTTTTAAACATGATGCAGTTATACAGATACAGTGAAGTCTTAGAACTTTATTACAAAGCTAAGACTCACATGCACAGGACTAAGAAAGTTCCTGATTTCCTAAAAGCTAGTCCATATTGGCAAAGAGAGTTTGCTCCTACACTACGTTACGTAGGTAGTCCTGACTTAACTGTTGCAGGATGTCAAGTAGTAGAGATGGAAGCAGAGTACAAGTTGTACAGCACATTGTGCAAACGAATCCAAGTACTCAGTAAAGAGTACGATTTATTAACCCTTTAACTTAAAAGCGTAGTTCCCTTAAAGAACCTAAATAACTATGGTAGTTTTAAACATCAACAACAAAAAGACAGTAGCTCATTTGATAGTAGCAACTGCAAAGTATGTAATAGTAGAGATAAAAGGCTTAAGAAAGTCTTTTACTACTGCTGAATTTTATGACGCTTGTCGTTAAACCTTCACCCTTCCTGGACATGAAGTCAAACTGTCCATTTTTACATGACTTTAACAGCATTACGAAAAGAACTTTACTTTAAAGCCTACGTTTCCTCTGATTGCGGTAAAGAAGCTGCTAGAAAACTAGGCATTAGTGAAGATACCTTTAATAAAAACAAGTATAAGCAACTAGTAAATCCTTTTACTCCTTTGGTAACTCTCTACAAGAAATGGCTGAGACACCCTCAAAGAATAAGGGGAGATGCTAACTGCGGACTAATAGTCTGGTATACAGAGAATTGTGGTATAGCTACAGATGCTATGAAAACACACTTTAAGCCAAGATTTTGTCATGGTCCAATCGCTAGTCCTTATATTAGCAGAGAACAGTCTCTTCTTATACTTAAGACTAGACTACAATTTATTTACACTTTAAAGACTGACTCCCTATACGAGTTATAACTATTATGTACTACGTACAACTAACAAACGGGATTGAAATAATCTCAGACAAGCCTTTTGATTACGCACCAGATGGTACTCTTATGAAAGGTAACGCTATGTTTTGGAAAGGTAATGAGCCTGTCCAATATCTTAGTTTTAAAAAGGACAATGTACTTTTGTCTTGGGCTACAGGTATAAAAGAAATTAACGACTTCCCTGAAGCGATTCGTGAAGAAGAGGTCAAAGAAATTGTCAAAGAAAATTCTTTGTTCCCTTCTAGTACTAATGGATGGAGTCACGTAAGTCCTAATCCTGGTGAAAAATTCCTCTTTTATAAATCTACTAAAGACGTAGATTGGAAAGGACACAAACTAGAAGATTATAAGCATGATCCTAATGTAGCTTATTATTGTAGTATCAGACTGTTTAATAATCCATATAGAGACAAACATGGACTTCCACCTATTACAAATGAAGATAAGAAAAAGTATACTCCTTACGCAGATATGCCAGCAGACTATGCAAAGAATACTACAGTAAAGTATGCTAAAGCTCCTGTCATTAAAGACCACAACTTTCCTTTCTAATGGGAAGACCACGTTTAGATGATACTACAGTATCAATCTGTACAGAACTAAGGAAGAATCAAGAAGGTAGAAAATTCTACTCTCATTCTTCTTGGTTTGATGAATGTGACTACTACTCTGTTGTTTACAAACAAGAAGATCAGCAGTTACTCATCAAAAAACACAGATTAGACATACCAAGATCTGCAAAAAAGATTTGTAGGTCTGTCAGCTGTTCTAGTTTGTACATAGCGCATTGCGTAGTACCTGTAGGACGGTATGAAATTGAAGGTGACGAGGACACCCTAATCCTTGATATAACAAACAACTTAAAAGCTTAGTCTGCTATATGGACTACAAAATATATGAAAGCAACCACACTTGCGCTTAGTCGCATCGGATCACTAGCAGTTTTACTGTTATCTTTTATCTTAATCGCAGAAGCTATTACTTTTTGCTGTACTGGAACTATTAGTACAATAGGGCCTACTACTATGTGTGTTCTAATATCTTTAACTTTAATCTCTGATTGGGGAGCTAGAGAAGTTATTCGTGATAAGGCTAAAGAAAGAAAAGAAGTTAATACTTCACCACTTAAAGAAAAAGAGATAACTTACATACCAACAAACCCAATAGACAGATTATAAATGAAGTTAAGCAATAGTCATAAAAAACAGATAAAGGTGTTAGCAGGTAGATTGCCTGCTAATGCTATTTCTGCTCGTGGGAGAGAAATAGAAGTTTTAGACTCTAAAGGAGAAACAATAGGAAATCATGTTATAAATCATGAACGTAGGATGAGAAAAGCCTACGAAACACACGGTGAGTCAGGTTATTTAATCTACTACGCTGGCTTCATTAAACCTAGTCCACACAAACTAGAAGTTTGGCAGTTAATTAGCCAACTAACTGGTTTATTATTACCAGCTGAATTTGTTCAAGCTATAAAAGGAGAGACCCCTACAGAGTCTGAAAAAGAAAATGCAGAAATACAGGAATTATCAGATGGAAACGCATCTGAATAGAGAAGTGACAAACCAAGCAGAGTTCTTAGAACTTGCTAAGGAGCTTAAAGATGATATAGATAGTTTATATACTTTATTACGTGATACAGATGACGTAGATTTACGTAAACAACTTAGAGAAGAACTAACTAATGCAAAGACACTTCAAGGTGGTCTTTTGTTTTTAGCTAGAAGAGTTTCTAAATATCAGCAAAGATTTAAACATACTTTCTTCAAAGTGTCTAAACAGTGGGTACCACAACCATTGTTACAAGAGTTGATTAAAGAGTCTAAACGTAGGTTATGTACTGCTTAGCTGCTTTGGTTGCAGGAGTATTATTAGGAGTTGTGGTAACTATATATATAATAACTAAAGTGCTAACCATTATAAACGAAGATTCGTTTGAGAGAGATTAAAGAACCCATACTTGTTATAGAGTCGACCATTACTGCTTCAATGTCGTTAAACGTAGAAGAGATTTAAACTACCATTCTTATTTCCAAAGGATAAGCAGCAAGAAGCTGAGTAGTGATGGGATCAACCTTAAAGGCTGGAAGACCTTAATCTTCCATATTTATTTATGAATACAAGACATTTTGTAGGAGCTGTACTTTTCTTAGCTATGCTAGGATTATCAGTTTCTACTACTTACAAGTCATGGATAGAACCAGACTTAGTAGAGCAAGAGTCTACGTACGGTAGTAAAGACTACCCAAATTATAAGCAAGCAGATTCCTTGTTAGGAATGGAAGCTAGAGGAACTAAAGAATGGTTAAACATAGCTAAAAAGTAAAGTATGATATTAGAAACATTATATAAAAGAAGTAAGACTGGTAAAATAGTCTATTATAAAGTAGAAGTAACAGAATACGCTAACAACTTTGTAATTAGAAAAGAGTCAGGACAGTTAGAAACGCAAAATCCTATAGTACACGAAGAAGAAGTGTATCAAGGTAAAAACATTGGTAAGTCTAATGAGACTACGCCACAACAGCAAGCAGAGAGTCAAGCTCAGTCTGATTGGTTAGCTAAAAAAGACACTGGCTATAAATCTTTAGCAGACTTAGGTATAGGACATCAAAACGGAGGGGTACATCATGGAGTTTTTACTATTCATGGGGTAGTTCAAGTTCCAGCTTTAAGTTTTGAAGAAATACTTAATAAAACTTTACCTAAAGAAAACACCGACAGTGCAGGAAATACAAAACCTATGCTAGCTACTGATTGGGCTAAAGTAAAATCTATTCCTTATCCAGTCTTTGTACAGCCTAAACTAGATGGCGTAAGATGTCTAATGATATGTAGTGTTACAGATACTACGTGCAATGTTAGATTCTTAAGTCGTAGTGGTAAAGACTACAGTACTGTAAACCACATTATAGATAATACTACGTTTCCACGTGGTAACTATATTGTTGATGGAGAGTTGTATAGTGACGAGTTAACTTTTCAAGAGATTATTCAAGCTGTAAAGAAGCAGTGTAATAACTCTAATAAGATAAAGTTTAATGCTTACGATTTAGTTAATGAAAATGAGCAAAATCATAGACTAGTATCTCTTGAGTTTTTAATCTCTACACTTAATAGTCCTTACATTACCTTAGTACCTACTGTAACAGCTAATAACAAAGAAGAAGTAGAAACTTTTCAATCTAACTATTTAAACGAAGGATACGAAGGTGCAATGATACGTTTTACTAATGCTATGTATGAAGCAGGAGCTAGAAGTCGTAGTCTATTAAAAGTTAAAACCTTTGATGATACAGAGTTCACGTTCCATGGCTTTAACATAGGTCAACGAGAAGAAGACTTGATAGCTGTATGTAAGACAGAAGCTGGTGATGAATTTAGAGCTAAGCTTGTTGGTACAGTGGCAGAGAAGGAAGAACTACGTAAAAAAGAAATGGAGTATTTAGGTAAACAACTTACAGTAAAACACTTTGGTTGGACTGACTCTGTTAATCCTTTACCTAGATTTCCTGTAGCAAAAGCTTTTAGAGAAGATTAACCTCTTGACTGCAAAAGATGTCTTAAAAGTAAACTTATTAGAAAAGTTGTGCTAATTTTGAACACGGTATATTCATCTCACTATAAAGTAATAAAATGGCAAGTAAATGGACTTCATTAAACAACGACATTATCTCTGTAATCGAAGCAAACAAAGAAATAAGTAATCATCTTTGCGCACAGACTATTCTAAAGACAAAAGAGTCTAAAAACGAGAACGCAGATGTACATAGTTTAAGTACTTACATTAGAAGAAACCGAGCAGAATTACTAGATAGAAATGAAGGAATATATGATGCAACAGAAGAACTTGACGTACCTAATACAAAAGTTAAGCACCTATGGCTAAAGAATAAGTCTGCATCTTTATTTGTAAAGAATCCAAACTACAAAGACAACGAAGAGACTGATTACGAAGCATTAAGAACTAGTTTACTAAAAGAGATAAAAGGATATGCTCCTCCTATTGATAAGATAGAAAGAGTATATAACGTAGACGAACATTTACTAATAGTAGATCCAGCCGACATCCACATTGGTAAACTATGTTCTTCTTTTGAGACAGGAGAAAAGTACAACTCACAAATAGCAGTGAAGAGAGTAAAAGAAGGAGTCCATGGACTTATACAGAAAGCACGTTCTTGGAATATAGGTAAGATAATACTTGTTGGTGGGAATGATATACTTCACGTAGATAATCCAAAGAGCACTACAACAAGTGGAACGCATCAAGACGTAGATGGTATGTGGTATGATAACTTTGTTATAGCAAAGAAGTTGTACATAGACATACTGACTACACTTATGCAAGTAGCAGATGTACACTTTACGTATAATCCTTCTAATCACGATTTCTCTAATGGCTTTTTTCTTTGTCAGGCTATAGAAGCTTACTTTTCTAATTGTAAGAACATTACTTTTAGTATAGACATGAGTCACAGAAAGTATAGTGTCTACGGTTCAAACTTAATAGGCACTACACATGGAGACGGAGCTAAAGTTACAGACTTACCACTATTAATGGCGCATGAAAGTCCTGAGTGGAGTACTTGTAAGCACAGATACATTTATACTCATCATATTCATCACAAGATGAGTAAAGATTATATGAGTGTTTGCGTAGAGAGTTTAAGAAGCCCAAGCGGAACTGATGGGTGGCATCATAGAAAAGGTTATCAGCATGCACCTAAAGCTATAGAAGCTTTTATACACCATAAAGAACATGGCCAAGTAGCTAAACTAATCCACTTATTTTAACATGATAAAGATGACATTTACAACAGATTGCAAAGATGAAGCTAAGGTACTTTTACACGCAGTAGAAAAGGCAATAGCTGTATCTGAACTAAAACA